GTATCTCTGTTGAAAAATAGATTGCTAGCGCCTTCTGCAATTGGCATGGGCTTCTCCTATAAGACCTGAAAAGTCGTAACTCTTGAACCTTTGTTCGTGGTTAGGAATTTTCTAATATCTAACCTCTAGTTGGATTTCTCCGACTCCTAGAGGTTCTAAGGCACCTTCATCGGTATCAATACCGACTATGGTTATTTGTTGTGTATATTGTTGCGCTCCCTGAGAGTCAAAGTATGCCAACCTACTGTTTTCTTCAATTACAGTTTCAACATCTTCAAGGAGCGCTTCCAAGGCTTCTAGAGAATTTTCTTCTCTTACGTAGCACCTAACCGTAACAGTCATAAATCTATCTTTATAACCACCGCCTTGATACTGCCTAGTTTCTGCCCCTGGATTTAAGTGAACTGCGGGGAATTCCTGAATTTCATCCCAGAATTTAAGTCTAGGAGATACATTAGAAATTATCGTTCTGTACTCTCCAGAGCCATCTATCTTGGCTATTTGTTCTGCTAAAGCATTTACAATAGCCATTCTTCTAGATGTATACTCTCTCATTAAATTCTCCTAGTATAAAATCTACCTTCCATTTGGCTTCTAGCAATGGATCTAATAGAATCATCAATTATTCTTCTTGGGTCTCTATCTGGCGTAGCCCAAGGTGCGGCGCCTGCCCCCATCTCAAATATCTGGTAGGGGTTCTTTTGGTACGTATACGCAAAAGTTATGCTAGTGTCATTCTGTACTTGTGATACAACTCTTGCACTATTAGCAAATCTGCCCGTTCTATAAACTAGTCGAGGATACGTCATTCTTCTGCGAATCTCTTCGGGGAGTTTTTGATTTATTATGCTGACTAGATTAATCGAGGATTTTTTAGGCTTTATGCCTTTTAGTGTAAGATCTAACCCGATATTGCTAGTTTTGACTTTGGTGGTTCTTTTCGTAGTTGCAGAAGAGGGTGTGGTATTCGGCTTAGGAGCGTTTTCATTAAAAGCTAAATTAATAGTTTTTACGACCTGCCGCACCTTGGAGTCCGAAGCTTCCTGATAGGCCCATGGGTGAGAAGCAATAAACTTCTGTACCCCGGCAACTATTCTCGCTTTTTTAGCCCTATCCTCAAGCTTTCCTCTGTTAGCTTTAGCAGACTCTAGCTCTACGTAAACTTCAAAGACTTTGTCCCCTTTAGTATTAAAATAACTCTTAATACTGTAGATATCAACTAAGTCTGGTATTTCTCTCATTAATGTCGATCTCATACTTTGAGCCGTAGCATTATTATCTATACCAACTGCTACCTGTAGTTCTCCTACAGACTTATGGTGCCCGGTATCTAAAAAGTCGTCCGCTATAATATTAGTAGAAAACGTTTTGTTTAGTTCTGTTAGTAGGTAGTTTCGAGCCTTAGCAGTTACAGCCTTTTTAATACTTCTAAAGTTGTTCCCTAAGCCGCTAGTGTGTACGTATAACACATCTCCTATCTCTTCAACTACAGTGTTCTTCATAACTGTACGGCTTGCATCTTTTTTAATCATAGAGTATGCATCTAAAGACAGTCGACCTATTCTAGCAAACTGGCCCCCAGTGGGTACAACCTTGGATAGTTTTAACTGAGCAAGTATTTGCTTATAAACGTCTCCCGGACTTACTCTAAGCACGTGTGGAAACTTGTCTGTTTCCACTCTATATTCCTCAACATCCGTTTCTAACTCCGCTAGAAGTCTCTGTAAGTCGGCTTTAGCCATTATAACCTATATAGATCAAGAACTCGCTTAATATGGTCCGGAAAAGCAGCACTACCAACTATATTTCTATTTGTACTCGGCCCCTGCATAGAAGCGGTTCCAATAGACCTAGCTGTCTTATAGTCCTCTTTAAAATAGTAGTTTACCATATCAATGGTCGCTAGTTTTAAATCTTCTGGGCAAGTTGCATAGCCCGCCTTATAAATAACTCTGACTGCCCCTGGGCCCATCTTAAAAGGCTTAAACTCCGAGCCGTCTACTCTATAGATACTGTCTGTAAAAGGGTCTAAATAGAACTCAGATGCATCTAATGTCACATAGGCGCTAGAAACATTCTCACGTTCAGCAACGCTTGTAATAGATACTACGGGAACTTCCTTTAGTCTAAGTACGGTACTTTCCCATGTTACGGTAAAGAACTCAGTTAGGTCTACAGCGTAATAGTCCAAAAACTGCCTATTGCAGTAGGTCTTAATCAGTTGGCTTACTGAGGCAATCAAAGGAGTGATTTTAGAGTCCTCTGTAAACCCAGCAATACCCTTATAGGTTTTATAGTCTTCTAAACTAATTAAATTCATGTCACTCCTAAAAAACGAGGGGGAGTTCGTTTAAACTCCCCCTCTTAACTATTAAGTAGCCTTGTATTGTAGGCTGGTTAGCGCTGTAGCACCAGCAATTACCTCAGAGAATCCAATACGCTGAGTTGTAATAATTGCCGTATTTTGGTTTCTTGGCTGATAGTCGTTCTCAATGGTTACACCACGTAGACGAGGAACAACAAAGTTACGAGGATTAACAGCAACAGCATAGTGCCTCGAAACGGCCGGGCTTGCAAACTCGTCACAAACAATAACCTTAGAGCCGTAGATCATGCCTACTTCACCAGTCATCTTGATTGCGTCATTTTGAACTTGGTTCCAGTCCTGGAAAGCAGTATCCTTAAGTAGGTTGTAGTACTCACCTAGTGATACGATGTAAATAACGTCACGTGGGTTTACGCCGTACTTACCCATGTTCTTACGTGCATTTAGCAGCTGAGTCCCTGTTAGAGACTCGGAAGCTTGTGCAGTTGCAGATTGAAGGTTGCGTGAGCTGGTCGAAGCAATCTGAACCAGACCGTTGAAAGCGCCAGAGGTGTAAACACCAGTAGTGTGGTTTCCTAGCAGCATGGCGTTTTCAACACCACGAACATGCGCACGAATTAGGGACTCACGAATAAGAGGAAGAATAGGAATGATCGCATCTTCTTCTGTTTCGTTTCCAAGGAAGCTGTGTGCTACTAGCTTTACAGTGCTAAGAGTCACCGAAGACATTGTAACACCACCGTACGGAGAACCGAAGGCAGCACCACGGGCCTCTAAGTTACCATTTGGGCTTGAGCCAGAGCCAGTTTGGTTGGCAGTGATTTCAGCGTAACCAGCGTCAGGTAGGATCGGAACGATCAGGTTTGCGCTACGTAGTTGAATCTCACGGAATAGAGGGGCTAGTACGAGACCCAACTGAATATCACGCTCAATATTTGTCGAAACTTCACGCTCGTAGTCATCAGTAGGAACTACAACACCCGACTGAGTGTTGGCCTTTTCCATTACTTCCTTACCGTAGTCTGTATTCCAACCCTTGTTGGTAGCTACACCTAGAATATAAGCGTCTTCTACTTCATTGTAGAGACCCTTGTCGCTCTTCCAGTCGCCATTGCCACGACCACGGTCGGCAAATACACGCTTAGAATCACGCATCTTCATCATTTCGTCGCTAGCTTCCTTTAGAGCATTGATCTTTTCGTCAATGATACTAGAAAGGTCGGCTTCCTTGGAAGCCAGCTTTGACTCCATGTCAGAGATAAGGCGTTCAGCACCGCTCTTCATGCCCGATGTAACTGCGGTTAGAAGCTTTTCGGTAGCAGCAGCTTCTTCAGCAGCCTTAGCATTAGCAGCGTCAACAATTGCCTTTTCTGCGGCAGCCTTTTCGGCTTGGGCAGTTACAATTCTTTCGGCAGTGTCTTTAGCAGTCTTTTCAACTAGAGCTGCGAAATCAACAGAATCCATTTTTATTCTCTCCATTGGTGCCTTGGCACCGCTCTGTGTAGTAGCTACTGCGGAAGTCTTTACTTCGTTGTTAACAAATACACTTTTATATTGTTCGTAATCCGCTATATTGTCAAAAGACTTGGCAATAGAAAATACTGCGTCTTGATTACATGGGATTGTAACTACGGATACCTCTAGAAGTTCGGCATCCTTAACGATTAAACCATCGTTGCTCTTATCATAATCGGCGTCTTTAATCTTAAATCCAACCGAGAAAGTTGTAAGAATACGCTCTTTTACAAGGTCATAAACTCTTCCAGCGCTTTTGCTGATAACACCCTTGATCTTTAGTCCCGTTGCATCTGTGGCAATTTCTGTTACTCTGCCAATAGGTTCACTATAATTGTGATTAAACAGAAGAATAGGATTATTTTTATAATTGTTTAGGCCTCCTTTAGTCCAAGCCGATGGAAGAATTTTATCCGAAGCCCTATCAAGAGCATCTGTACTAGCATACCCTTCAATTCGAAGCTCAGTACTAGTATCTTCTATGGCCTTGATTGTGGAGTCCAAAGTAAATACTTTGTTCATAAGTTTCTCCATATCGTCCTCGACAAACTCCTGAGGGTCCCACTCAGAGCAGGTTCTAGTAGCTGTACAAGTAATATCAAATTGTGTGCAGTATCCAGCTGGGGTACTAACATCGGTCCACTTTGGGGTTACTGGAAGATCAGAAGCCTTCAACGTTGAAGACCTCAAACATTCTAGCATCTTTGGGGTATTTTTATAGTACTCACAGTTTTGGCATTGCCTATTGCGTGCTTCGGGCTCAGAGATATTCCATTCGGAGGCTTTTTCAGCCCAGAACTCATTCTCAGGAGCATTCGGATTTGCAGGACCTAGTCCAGCTTCCTCAATAGCAATTAAATGATTAGCAAGGTTAAGTTCAGCATTATGAGTAACTGTGGGGCATGAAACTCCATAATCGTTCAGGGACTTGTCTAGTGCCGCACATTTAGCGCGAGCCCAGGTCTGTCCGGGGTCTCCACCCCAAAGTCCCCAGGCAACTCGGCCTTTAGATGGGTAGTTTGGTCCGCTAGAAAAGCCCTCTCCCTGTTTATCAACTTCGTGACGGCTAAAAAAGCTGTGCATACGCTTGACTGTTCGAGGGGATAGTTGCTGTCGGTTTACTAGTTGCCTGGCTCTGGCCCAGCCCACCGGAGTTCCTCCGGGGTGTCCTTCTTTACGCCAGTCGATGGCGCGTTGAGCCTCTCGGGCCATGCCTTCTGTCGGTTTTAGATCAATCTCCACTAGATGGTCTCCCACCCACTGACGGGTTAGCGGCGCTACCAGCAATATTGGCTGGAATTCTTAGATCATCATGTCCCTCTAGGTTGTCACGTCCCAGAACTTCGCGGGCTTCGTTTGCCGTTAGAATACCGGCGTTCACTAGGCTACTCAGAAAGGATGCTTGATCCTGAAGTTCGGGTTGAAGTGCCGGAACATTTGCAACGTCCTCGGTAATTTTAAACCCAAAGAAACGCTCAAAAGCAAAGTTTAGCTTTCTAACGATTGGAATGATTGTTTCTAGGTAGTAGATTCGGTGATTAGGACGAAGATTAGCATTGTTGCCACTGTTTAGAAGAATCGGTGGAACACCAATAGCCTTTAAAATGGTCTCCTCATTCGAGACAATTGAGGCCTCAAAGTCCAGGTCTCTAAAGTTTAGCTTGCTAATGTCCTCAAGTTCCATTCCGCCATCTAAAATTAGGGGGCGACGACCCCCTGCTCCGGGACGGTACTTCTGAGCCCAATCCTCAAGCATTCGCTGCTTGATATTGTTCGACAGAGTTGCCGGAGTTTTAATTACTAGACCGGGAACAGCTCCATTCTTGAAGAAGTTATCCTGAAAATTTCTCATAGAGTCTAGTAGCTTCATGCTACGTAGACAAGCTCTTAGCCGAGGCGTTCCTCTGTAGATAGACTCAAAGCTATTTTCCTTGATATGAATAATCTCTTCCGGCTTGTAGTCAATTCGCCCCGCAAACTCATACTTTAACACGTATGTTCTTTCGTCTGGGTGAATAGTTACGTCATCGGCCGGTAAATGGTACATGTGCATACCATCGTAGTAAATAAAGATGTTTCCCTCAATAAGATAGTCTAGAATTAGATTTCTAAAAAAGGTATTTACATCCTGGTACGGATTAGGCTCCACATTTAAAAGCCTGTCAACAGCTACTTTCTTGGTGCGATTAATTCTACGTGTAGCAGTCGTTGGCTCACCAACTTTAGCACGGACTTCGGCCACGTCATCTACTATCATATTGATAGCCCGATTAACTATTTCTAGCTTTTCATAGTACTGCTTATATGTGTGTATGGGCTCAGCACTATCAATACTAGTGCCTTCTCGCATAACAATCATAGGCTGGGAAGTATTAGCCTTTAAAAAGAAGTTATACCAAGCCATGTTTCTCCCTTTGGATCTTAACCCAATTTTCCTGCTTTTTAGCTGTCGCTAGTGTTGGGTTTCTTCCATATACGGAGTGAAGCTTGACATGATGCGGGTGACAAAGCGTCACCGTCGCATCAAATACCTCATGAGAGTGCTCACTAATAAACTGATCTCTGATAGCTACAATTGACTCATCATCCCGTATGACGATGCGCTTTTCCTTTAGCCACTTGTTTAGAAGTGGAGTCATGCTATTGTAGTGGTGAAAGTCTAACGAGGTAGTGGCTCCGCAAATTTCGCAAGCCGAACCTTTGTTATACCGAGATTTCGCTGCATCTCTAATCCATTTTATGGGGTCACGTTTCATTGTTCATTCTACTTTCATTAAGCTTGCTTGTCAAGAACTATTTAAAACGAGGTCCCCATAACCTCGAACGTATAAAGAGCATACCGAAGGGCGTCTGCCATGTGTGATGCATCGTCATGTTTGGGGCGCTCTTTAGCAATTGCTGCTGGGTCCCATTTATACTGGTCTAGCGAACGCAGTACTTCTTTACAGGACGAGGACACGATAAGCCTATGGTTTTCGACGATAGCTCCAACGCTAGCGATACCATCGAGTACAGACTTCTTAGCGTTGTTAGTGCTTATGTCATAGTTCTGTGCAAGATCGAACCGAGTTTGCTGCGCCGCTGAGTCAATAAAGATCATTTCGATGCCATACTTATTGACTAGTTCCTTGATTGATCTAGCGTGTTCTTCGGTGGTTTTTTCGGCGGCGTAGTACTCGTCTATGACATAGAACTTTTCGTAGTCCGTTGCAATTACTACAAAAGCTGTTGGATCTTTAAATCCGACGTCGAGTCCGGCAAAAACGTCCATTCCGGAAATATCAAACTCGTCTAGAATATTCTTATCATCAAAGTGCCATACTTGGCCCTGATAAGTGTTAAACGACGCCATGTACTCCTGCTCAAATTCGGCTTTACTCATCGAGCGTCGTGCTTCCTCAATGTCGGACTCACTTGCTCTAGGATTGTCGAGGTAGGTGGCTTTGATTGAACACCAGTTCGGAAAGTCGCTAGAAAATCCGCGCTGAAAGAACTTGGAGAACCAGTTTTCTTTGCCGCGGGGCGTTGAAATAAATATAGCCTTTGAGTTTGGCTTGTCTAGTGTGGGTCGAAGGGCCACGTTAAATGCTTCTTCTCCATCGGCTAGAGCAGCCTCGTCAAATATGATAAGGTCATACGATCTTCCGACAGCTGAGTCAACTTGGTTCACTGAGCCCATTCGAACAGTGCTGCCATTGGAGATTTCAATAATTTTGTCCTTGGAGTTATCTCGAACTACTTCTAGCGAAAACTTCTTGATTAGCTGCCTTTGCAGATCAAACGAGATTTGGCTAAGGCTGTAGTTGGGAGACATTATCAGGACGTTGCAGCCCGGGACTAAAATTACTAGCTGGCCAATTATATTGGCGATAAATGTTTTACCTTGACGCCTAGAAAGAGCTCCGCAAATGAAACGGTACTTTGGGTTGTTGACCGCATTGACCATAGCGATTTGGCTAGGAATGGGCTCGATTTCTAGAAGATCAAGGTATGCTTTTGGGGGGACCTTAAAAAAGCCGTTTGGGTATTCGACTATTTCGTGGGTCGGAATATCAAGACGGCTTACTTCCAAGGAGCCTCCCCATCAGATTGTCATAGTTGTTAATCTGAATATTCGTTTGATTTGGTGTTTGAGACTTTATCTCATCCATACGCATCTTGTGAGCCAGGGCAATTAGGTCCACTAGGTCTTTACTAGTGTAGAGTCCCGATTCTTCGGCTTCGGCAATTTTGGAGTCGATAATCGTGTCAAGTAACTGGCCTAGCTTGGCTTTGTTTCGGTAGCCCAGATCTAGAAAGACTGAGTCAACGTACGCCTTAACGTCTCGTTTCGCTAGAATTTCCGTCACGGAGTGCGCGGGTATCTGTAACTGGGCCGCTGTGTCTGGAATGGAGCAGCCTGTATATAGATAGGTGTTGGCTACTTCGAGCCATTCGGGTTGTGGTACTAAATTCATGTGTTCATTATGATGTGTGTGACCTACGTTGTCAAGAATTATTTTTTTTAAAGTTACACGTGCGGGGGAGCCCGCAGCAGGGCTATAAGTAGTAGTCTAATAACCGCCCCTGTCCTACAAGTATTCGCAAGTAATCGTTTTGCCCGCGCAAGTAATCGTTTTGCCCTCGCAAGTAAAGGCTTTCTAACAGCACGCTGTTACAATTCGTGATAATAAACCTATTGTAGCAATTCGGAAAAAGGCGCATATATTGGGGGTAGCGAGTCGCTGCGGCCACGGCCTGCGGGCCACCTTAAAGGAATACAACATGAATTCGCTTGTTGCTCGGATCGAAGGCTTTCATTCGATGGACGAAAAGGGAAACCTCAAGGGTGCCCACAATCTGACAGGCTGGCTCTCTGTCAGTGAAGCCCGCGCTTTCGCTCGCGCTTGGTCCCGTCGGCACAATCTGCCGACGCGCATTTTCTACCGCGCTGCCTGAAAACTAGGGGAGCCCGACGGGCTCCCCTTCCCTTCCCCTTCCGAAAGGAATTCAAATGTCCCTGTCTCCCTATCAAACTTACTACGCTGTTTCTGCCTTCAATTCCGATCATGAATTGATAGGCGTTCGCATCTGCGAAAATCCTTCGCAAGTTCGCACTGTTCTAGCAGAAATGCTGGCGGAATTTCCCCTCTGCGAAATCAACGTCGCAAACGCGCATTTCACGAAAGACACCACGATTGCTTATGCATCCTACAGTGAGGGCAACCCCGGCGATTTTCGAACGGTTATTCTGCGAGACTGAAATCCTAGGGGAGTCGCAAGGCTCCCCTTTCCTTCCTGAAAGGCTTCGCAATGATCAGCGTCAAAAAGCACGGTGGCTTTCACTTTCTGAAAATCGGCCGCTTTCAATTCATGTTCTGTCGCACGCGCTCTAACGCTCCCCTAAAGGGTGGCCGTCTCGTGAGCTTCCTTCCGGGCGGGCTTATCATTCTCGGACTTGCTAACCTACTCGTGGGCGGGCCAGAAGGGTTGTCGGGTATTGTGATTGGCGCTGGCGCACTGCTAGGGGGAAGAGCATGACCCCAACCCACGCACTTGTCGCCATGGCCTTTTGGGCCATCATCTTTGGCTACGTATGTGCCTTCGCCGACGCCCGGCGGGACCACTAAGCCCAAAGCCCGGCCTTAGAGCCGGGCTTTCTTTTTCAGCCTAGTTGCGAATGAGTCGCATTAGCACTAGGGCTTTTGCTCACTTGGAGCAAAAGGGGGTTTTGCTCATTTGGAGCAAAAGGGGTTCGTGTCGATCTGACACGAACCCCCAGCGGCCTGCGCCAAAGTGAGTGCGATAACTAAGTGCGGCGCTTGCGCCAGAAAAAGTGAGTGCGCTACATATTTTAACACGTGTCGCAAAACAAGTCAACCGAAAAAAGCACTTGACTTTCAAAGAATTTCATATATAATAAAGGCTCAATCGGAGAACACACATGAACTATGTTGTTTATTACCACAACCCAAACGATGATGAACCGGCTTTCGAGGGCTACGGAACGCTAGAGCTTGCTCGGTCTAACGCTCAAATTCGCGCTAAGAATATGCCGGAAGTTGAGGTTTTTGTAGCGCAAAAGATTAGCACTTTTACTGCAGAAGTCACGATTAAAGAGACTTGACAAGCCAGAGGCTTGATGTATACTCAAAATCGGAGAAACGACATGAACTATACGGAAGCATATAAGTGGGCGCTGGAACTTGCTAAGCAATGGCGCGAGACTGCGGAAACGTGGCAGAAGCTTGCTAATCAGGCAACCGCCCTTGCGGAAGAGGCTACGGCTGATTTGAAGAAGGCCAATGCCACCATCCGAGTTCTTCGCCAAAAGCGCGATGATTTCCTTAACGAGATTGAGAAACTTGAGCAGACTATCCGTGATACGACTAAAATTGAGGATAGTCGCCGGGTGGTTCCGAAGGGTCCAGAATGAGAAACCCCGTCGCTAGATACATGGGCAAGTTTAATAAGCCCGCGACTGTCAAGCCCAAAAAGGGCAAAGGCTCGTTTAAGCGCAACAAGCGAGCCTAACTCGCGCCGATTTTAGCACATTTTTTCAGCCTGTCAAGCGAAAAGATTTCTTGACTACTGCTAGGAATGGGTTATTATAGGTCATCAACAGGGAGACAGACTAATGGTTTTTGAAGAGTGGGACATAGTGCGCCTCTATGCCATAGGCATAGTCATCTCTTGGGGACTTGTCATTATTGCCGTGCGTAGGGAGGCCAAATACTGGTGGTCAGATGTAATTACATCTGACGCACAATATGAACACCTTCGCGGACTAGCAGTCTCGGGCTTCGTCTTCTCGTTTTTTTGGGGGCCTATTGTTCTTTTTGCAGTTCCAGCATTTTTGCTGGTATGGGCAGACAAGTTGGCAAAGAAAGCGTTTATGAAGAGTTACAACTGACGGGCGGGCTGTTGCAAAATTGCAACAGCCCCAGCGCCGAAAATTTCAAGCATCAGCCCATTGTAACATGCTAGAGAATAGCTGTCAACAAAACAATTCGCTTGTTTTTATATAAAAATGGGTTATTATAAATCATCAACCGGGAGACAGACATGGACACGTTCGAAGTTTGGATGGATCGCGTGGATGCTTGCTTTATCAAGATTACCGGCCTTGGCCGAGAGGACTGGCCGGATCAATGTTACTGGGATATGTGGGATGAAGAGCTTGACCCTATCGAGGCGGTTATTCAGACCATAGAGGGAGAGTATGGGGCGGCAGGTCTGGAAGCCTTCAACATTAAGATTTCCTGACGGGCGGGCTGTTGCAAAATTGCAACAGCCCCAGCGCCAAAAATTTTAGGCATCACCCCATTGTAACACGCTAGAGAATGGCTGTCAACAAAACAATTCGCTTTACAAATGCTTTTTTTGCGCTAGTATGGGTCATCAACGGAGAACGAGCCATGCAAATTTCTTATAGCAATACAAACGCCGCAAAGTTTCGTGAAATTGATGCGCGGTATGCTCCTTTTGTGGATAAGTATTATCTTAAGGGCATTTTTAATAACCCTACGGCTATGCACCGCGATGCGGCCGAAATTCGGGCGATTGCAATTCTTATGCAAGAATTTGCCGATAGCCTCGAATTAGCTATTGACTGCGCTCCATAATAGGGTATTATAAATCATCAATCGGAGACGACAAATGAACCTGACCGCGCAAGACCTGATCATCGCCAACATCGCCCGCGATGAAGTTTCCGCCGCTTTTCCGGAATGGAACATTCCGGCATTTTCTGAACAGCTTCAGCAAGTCATTCTGGCGATCGGTGCGGTTGCCGCCGCGCTGGGGCGGGAAGACATGCCGGACCCGTTTATCGGAAACGTCCCGGAAGGCTGGGACAACATTACGGAAATGCAAGACTACCGGGACCGCAACGCGGCATAATGAAAGGGGTGTCTCAATTTGAGACACCCCAGGCGCCAAAAATTTTCGGGCATCAGACCATTATACCACGAATAATCGGGTGCTGTCAAGCAAACATTTCGCTTGTTTTTATATAAAAATGGGTTATTATAAATCATCAACAGGGAGACAGACATGCGAGAGACTACAGTTGCCGAGACGTTGGTAAGGATCATCAATGCTGCCCGACTTGAGGCTGTCATTGAAGACGAGGAACTCGGGTGCACGGACGAGCAAACGGTTTGGGCTAAGGACCTAAACGGAGGAACCGTCGCGTCGTTTCTGCTGGTTTGGGGCAACGCCTCGGATGGTGAAGAGTTGATTGCTGATTTTAGCGACAACGAAATTGCAAATGAAATCTACTCTCTAGTTATGCAGACCTGCGGGTTTGACGACTGAGGGGCGGGGTGTGGCATTTCTGCCACACCCCCTGCGCCAAAAAATTGAAGTGATCAGCCTAGTGTAACACATACGAGTGCGAGAGTCAAGCAAACATTTCGCTTGTTTTTATGTTTTTTCGTGCTATAAATAATCATCAACGGAGGGACAGACATGCAGACGTATATTTTTGTGCGAGTGTCTAAGCTAACCGGAAAGACGCACAAGCGAGAAATCGCTCTCGATATTCGAGACTATCGCAAGTGGTGGTATGGTGACGGGCTTATTCAGAACACGCTTTCCTATCTTAGCGCGGATGATCGGGAATTTCTGATGACTGGAATTACCCCGGAAGAGTGGGCCGCCGAAATAACCGCTTGACAAGCCTAGGCGGTGTGTTAGTATTACAGAGTTAGCTGGGGGCAAGAATTCCTAGAGCTAGTGGAGACAGCCTGGAAGGGAATGGCTCGCGACTAGCAAGGTTGTTGGAGCACAAAAAGCAAAGTATACCGGGTGGTTGAGCAGCGGTAGAAAAATCTTTTGTGTTTACTATAGAAAGTTCTTTTGCCGCGCGCGACTCAGCCCGGCCAACAAGCAAGAGGTTTACTTTCTGTAGACAGTAATACGGGTCCGAGCTTGCTACTCGGGTGGCCGCAAACTGCAACAAAGGGTCAGGTTCGTATACCTGACCCACCCTTGCGCCAAAATTTTAGAGTGCCCCACTTATTATAACACGTGCGTGTGCGCGAGTCAACCGAAAAAAGCACTTGACTTTCAAAGAATTTCATATATAATAGGGACTCAATCGGAGAACGGCTATGTATACCATTTATATTCGCCTAAAGACAAATGAAGTGTTGACAGCCTTCACTTGGAATGGTAATCCTAATGCCGGAGTGATGCGAGCCGCCTACGAGGCGTTAGAGCATAACCTTGACGTTGAGGACATTTGGTATGAGGTGAAGCAGTGACACAACTATTTTTTCAAGTTACTGTATCTAGTTGTGATAATTGCCCCCATAAAGAATATTCTATTGACGAGGGGTATTATTGCAGCTATTATAGCTTTGACTATTGGGATGGGAAAGACTTATATCGAGAAAATGAGTCCGGCCTAACCGAGAGTTGCCCTGAAATTAAGGAAAGAATGAAATGAATATTGAAGACTTTTCAGAAAGGCTAGTGCACGAACTGCAAGGCACTTGCAAAAGTCTTTATGGGCATATGGATAGCCTAGAAGAAGCTGAGGAAACTTTTTTCTATGAAAACGAAACAGCTATTCTATTTGAGCTTGACAATCGCATTTTTGAGTGCGATTGTTGTGGCTGGTGGTGCGAAATGTCCGAAGCTGTAGATACAGACTGCGGGCCCGTTTGTGACCAATGTAAACCGGAGGAATTAGAAGATGTATAAGCCTGATGTTACTACGGAAGCAGTGCGAGAACTATATGAGTCTGGGACGGGTTTTTCATTGAATGATGCTGCTAGATATCTAATTAAGAAGCAGGTAATGGAGGACTATGACCATGCCAATACACTTCGAAAAATGGATTGTCATGGTATCGAATGTCAATCGTTTGACATTTTCGATATTATCGAGTATGCTCTTTTTAGGATGAAGAAATGACTGATGTTTGTTCTAATTGACGGATCTAGCTGCGAGGCGTATATTTGCACTAGTGAGGATCACGCGCTGAAAGTTGCCAATCAAATCATGGCTAAGGAAGGAAAATCAGACCGCTTTGACGATATGTGGGAAGCGAGCGCATATGACTTCCTCCTATACGAAGTAAGCGAGACTCCGGCTGTCTAACGACAGCCACTTGCGCCAAAATTTTGGAGTGCCCCACTTATTATAGCACGCGGCGCTCAGGCTGTCAACAAAACAATTCGCTTTACAGATGCTTTTTTTATGCTAATATACAAGCATGAAAAAGACAGAGATCGGCGGCTACGTCGGAATGGCCCTTATTCATTCCGCAACACTTCCGGCGACTATTGGCGTTTTGGCTGGTGCAAATCCTACTTTGCCCCCATTGTCAATGGTCCTGCTAGTATGGGCGGGGCTTGGCCTGTTTCTTGTTCGGGCTATTGCACAAAGTGACCGCCTGTATATTATTTCAAATTCCTTTGGCTTTCTAATGCAAAGTGTTATGCTAGCCCTTATTATTTTTCCATGGAGGTAAAATGCACCAGTTAACTAAGGATATTTTGTTTTTAGTGGAATTCGGCGGAGAATTAAACCCCGAAAAGTTGGATAAACTAGTTGACAAGGCCCTACAATCGGCCTATTATGGTTACTACAGACAGGGAGACACATATGAAATATACAGCAACCTGGGGTGAGTTTGTGGATATACTTTGCGAGGCAGGCGTCACTTTTGACTTGATGACAGCCTCGCAAAAATCTATTATGTCTACGGAATTCCAAAATTACATTGACGATGTTGCTCTAAGCAACTATAATGATGGATATAACTACGGTTATGATGACGGCTATGGGGCCGGTCATGATGACGGAATGCAAGGGAGCGAAGATGCGTAGTATTGAAACAATTTTTGCCGAATTTGAGACCGGGCAACTTACTAGTAAAGAACTGCGAAAAGAGGTTGACACCCTCTTGGAGGAGGGCGAAAGTGACGCTTATTCCGATGGGTATAGCGAAGGCTATAGCGAAGGTTATTGGCTCGGGGGGCAGGACGCCTCAGAATGACTAGTAGGAAGGGTGTTGCAGAAATGCAACACCTTCAGCGCCAAAAATTCGGAGAACCCCACTAATTATAACACGTGCATATCAGCCTGTCAACAAAACAATTGCGTTGACAGGCTCTTTTTGTGTGCTACTATACAGCATCAACGGAGGGACACATGAAAGTTGCTGTTTTTGACCTTGACGGAACCGTGATTGATAGCCGCCACCGTCACGCTAGTAAGCCTGATGGCTCTATTGATTTGGAGCATTGGCTAGAAAATAACACTCCGCAAAAGATTGCACAAGATAAGCTTTTGCCGCTAGTGCATACTATGCGGAAATTCTATAAGTCAAGAATTGTCGTGATTTGCACGGCGCGAATTCTTAGTCGCGCTGACTACAAGTTTTTTCTTGACAACAATGTCCCTTTCCATTATGTTCTTAGTCGGCCTAAAGGTTGTATGACAGAGGACGGAAAGCTAAAAGTTGAGCAATTGGCACGGCTACTGTCCCGAATTAAAGTGCCTGTTAATCGTGTAACTATGTGGGATGACAACGACAAAGTTATTGACGCGATGAACAATTTCGGTGTAAGATGTATTGACGCGAAAGGAAAACGATAATGGCACATATTGGAATTGTAAGTATTAGTTCTAGCACTTTGAGGCTTATTTGTATTGAATTGACAAGCCTACTGGAACATTACCCGCTTACAGATCAAGAGACGGGGGAGATTGAAGACCTTCTAGAAAGTCTGACGTATAATGATGAAACGAGGATCATTAATGTCTAGTGCCCAAGAGGAAATTCTGCAAGCCATAGAAGATGAAAAGTGGGTTCTAGCAAACTTGCTAGAAGATAGAGCGATTTTTATTAAGGATTTGCTAGAAGCAATTCAAACCAACAATGATGCAGACATTAACAGTGTAGCAGACGCCCTATACTATTGCCACGCTGAAATTAATGTGGTAGAGAATATTATAGAGGACCTAGAATACGAATTGGAGCAGTTAGAGCAAAAGGGTGTTACAGAAATGTAACACCCGCCGCGCCAAAAATTCGGAGAACCCCACTAATTATAACACGCGCTAGAACACGTGTCAACCCCCTAAATTTGCGCCAAAAAATTGGCACACCCCACTAATTATAACACGTGTGGCCCTAGGTTGTCAAGCAAACATTTCGCTTGCAATCGCCTAAAAATAGAGTATTATCTAGCTTCACTAAGGGGAACCCATGAAGAAATATTTTCTAATCGTCGATACAGAAACGACGCAAAGCGATATGGTCGCGGATTTTGGCGCGGTTATTGCCGATAGGCAAGGGAATATTGCGGCGGAATGTGGCGTTTTGGTGCGCGAATATTATCTTGACAGGGAGCAACATCCGTTGTTCCATATTGGCGACGCTGACCCGCTTTGGAGCAAGAAAAACCTCCCTAAGCGATACGCCGCTTATGACGCAATGTTAGCTAACGGATCGCGTATGCTTGCTAGTGTTCCGGCTGTTAACGGCTGGCTAGCAAAGGCGCTTGCTAAGTATAAGCCCGCGCTTACTGCATATAACCTAAACTTTGACTTAGGCAAATGTCGGAATAGTGGAATTGACCTTTCAATTTTTGAAACGCAATTCTGCCTTTGGTATGCTTCTGCTAATCGGTGGATGCATACTAAGCCATATCGTCAATTTGTTCTGGATAACGTAGCGTTTAACAATCCTACTAAGCACGGTAACATGTCTTTTCAGACTAAAGCCGAAATCATGGCGCGGTTTGTTCTAAATGACCCTAACCTAGAAGATGAACCGCATACAGCCCTAGAAGATGCAAAGTTTTATGAATTGCCAATTCTGAAAAAACTTATTGACACAACGTCCCCAAAGGTCTATCTTAATCCTCAGCCGGTCACATGGCGCGACGTTCAGGTTAAAGACTGGTATCAACCCAAATAAAGGAAAATAAAATGTATATTGCGATTGACGCTGACGGGGGCAACGTGCTAAGTCAGAGTGAAGACGGGGAAAGCTTCGGAGATTTTTGTGCTAGGTTTGTAGAAAACGAATTGCAATATCTCGATTGTAGGTTGACAGACATGCAATTTGCTGCTATCATTCCCCATAAGTTGAGCATCACAAGGGAGGTCGACTAATGTATATCATTAAGGCGCGGGACGAAGGCGGCTTTTGGCAACACTTTAATGTGGACGACGTAAGTTTTTCCGCTACGCTAGAGGAAATTTTTTCCCTCGAATTTACAGATATTGAGGTGTATGCTAGGGTTAGCTATACTGTAGAGTATAGCCCCGGAGAGCTTTGGGACTAAATCGAAGGGTGTTGCAGAAATGCAACACCCGATGCGCCAAAAATTGGCACACCCCACTAATTATACCACACGTATGTCACCCCTGTCAACCCCATCTTTTTCTAAAAAAGTTCTTGACCCCTGACTAAGAATGCCCTATATTCATTTTCAAGAGGCGGGGGAAACAAACTCCGCTAAAAAAGTTCTTGACAAACTCTTGTGTGTGTCGTATTATACATCATCAAAGCAACGGAGAAAAAGACAAATGGAAGTTAAGTTCACCCCTGAAATGGAAGCCGCTATTCGCGCGGCGGCTCCCCTTAATCAAGCTAAGGCAGAAGCCCTTGGCGCAACCCTTGGAAAGTCGGCGCGGTCTATTACCGCTAAGGCTATTCGCATGAATGTGCCTTATGAGCGCAAGGCTAACGTGTCTAAGACGGGCGAAGCGGTTATTCGCAAGGAAACCCTTGTCGAAGAAATCGCTAAGTTTGTTCCGGGCAATCTTGACGGCTTGGAAAAGGCCAGCAAGAATAGCCTTCAAGCCGTTCTGGCTCGCCTGATTATCTCGGAAGAGTAAGGCTTGACAATGTGTCCCGGCTAGAGTAATCTAGCCGGGATTACAGAGAGGGATATCATGTATCAGATTTTTGACCCGGATTACATGTTTCAGCATCTTGTCTTTTCTACTATTGACAAGGCGCGGGAATATGCTACAAAGTATTTCACCGAAGACGGAAGCATTGGGGCTGACGATATTATGCGCCAATGGGAAAGCCTCGCTCATATGGAAATGGCGGGGGTTGTGGTTTTTTCGGAAATGTATCTAGACCCCGAACCGGAGAATTTTTAATGTATCAGATCATTGACAATTTCGACCCGAACGGTTATTTTGAGGGAGTTGTTTTTTCTACTCTTGACAAGGCGCGGGAATATGCTACAAAGCTTTATGGAGAGGTCGAAGGCCTTTTTACCACTGAAGATGAGCAAGGGGACTTTGAGAACCTCGAACACATGGAAGAGTGTGGAGAAGTGTCTTTTGTTTTCCTGACTATCGATCCCGAATAGGCCTTTGATCTAGGACACAACCCCGCAAGCTTATGAGGCGCGTCGCGGAACTTGGCCCCGGCCTACGGCCAGTGGACGCCCCTATCAAGAGGTTGTCGCCTAGATCAATAGGGGTGTTGCAAAATTGCAACACCCCACGCGCCAAAAATTTGGCCCATCACTCCAGTATACCACGCACTAGAAACCCTGTCAAGCCCTTTGTTTGTGCGAATGAGTCGCAACCTCACCCAGCGCAGCTCCCTGCGCCAGTGCGCGAGCTATGGTCTTTAAGTGCTCCGCGCCAGTGCGTGGTATACGGCCGTTGTGTACCGCGTGCTGAAGTTTTGAGGCATCACACCATTATAAGGCCAAACAGCGGCCATGTCAAGTCATATTTTAGCCAAACTGGTAGCGCCAGTGGTTGACATATTTTTATTAGCTGGCCGCGCCAGTGCATGAGCTACGGCATTCAAAGTATACCATGGGCCAGCACGCGTGTCAAGTCCTATTTTACCTCAGGTCGGGGCAAGTCGCCCCAGATGTGAGTTGCCGGGAGCAAATTAGGTCAAGTTGAAATAGAACTTGACATTTTACGCAAATATGCTATAATTGTCGCATGGAAGTTACGCGTGGCGCCAAAAAATGATATTATCTGGAGTATTTGTATTGATTATAGTGTGGGTGTGGTTTGAATCAAACCGCCAAATTAGGAGCTGGTTTGATGGACTTTGACCTTACCGAACTGAACAAGGAACGCTTACGATCCGGAGACGACTACGCTGAGTCTCAAGCTTGGCTAGAACAAGAACCAGTAGGAAATAAGTTGGACGAGATCGAAAAATTCTGGAGAAGCAGGCTACCTGACGGACCAGAAGAAAAAAATGCCTCATCTAGAGGAAAGTCGTTTGATGATTTAGTAGGAAAAACGGCCGACGTAGTTATTCTAGATGAGTTGATCCCAGGAGCAGTGTGGGTGCCCGAAGATGCCGAGGAAGAACCCGTCATCGAACGAGGCAAGCCCGATCTAGTAACATGGGCCGCTAAGCTGCTTAAGGTGCCCGAGCCAAGGCTAAAGCGAGGTTACTTTAATCACTACGCTGAGGCAACGCCCGGAGAGATCGTCGTTAACTGCCCAGCAGATGAGCTGCCTCGAGTTATTTTCCACGAAATGGCTCATCAGATGCAGTTTCAGTCCGGACTAGTGATCCTTGGAGACAAGGGTTTCTACAGAGGAGAGGAATATCCTATTGGTACCAAGTCGCAATATTGGTGGGCACCTTGGGAAATCGAAGCACGTGGAATGGAAGAAGCAATTTTGCATGAGTGGGGAAAATGTACACAAAAGAAGAGGTCGAAGCACTTGAGGCGTACCCTGGCAAGACTGTCGAGGAGCTAAGCCTTGAATTAAACCGGAGCACTCGAAGCGTTATAGCAAAGCTAGCGAAAATGGGAATCTACAAAAAGGCTCGCCTAGACAAGACGGGTCAAGAGATTGTCAGTAAGGCAGCACTAGTCAGCCAGATCGAGGATCGTTTCGGAATTGAACTACCGACACTAGTAAAAGCTGGAAAAGAAGACCTTCGAAAGCTAGTGGAATATTTGAGCTACGAATAAAAAGAAACCCTCTGGTGTGAGCCAGAGGGTATTTTTGTGACAATTGTGTCGGATTGAGAAAAATCGCGGCGCGGTCCCTCTTACTTTTGTTTCTTAATAAAAGCATAAACAGCAGTTCATAACCAAGAACCTCTTTCACCAGAAAATTTTACTTCGTTACAATTTGTAAAGACACACTTCGAGCCTTAGATCAATGCTATTTTTGATTCACGTTTGTAAATTTCTTAACAACATTGATCGAATTGTGCACGACTCGCTTTGGTCGTTCTTAGTCCATGACTTATTTCAGCGGTTATCAGAGGTAAATCTTCGTCGGTAACGAAGTTACATATTCTAGCTGCGAACCCGTTCAACACTGGGGCATATGTGTCTATGTGGTTAGGGGGCTTCGCTTTGTGCTACGCCCCCAACCCAAATGACAAATAACCCCCAGTTGAACGACTTCGCTTCGGGTCTGATTAATTGCTGCATTGTCATTTCTTTCTCTTCACAATTGTTATGATTGTATCACAACTTTCTAGAAAATGCAAGAACATTTTTAATCTATTTTTTGTCATGGATACAAAAATAAAGGCTCTAGGTTTCCCCTAGAGCCTCCATCCAACATCTGGCAAAATCTGCAGTTTCTAGATTAGTAATGTGTGTGACCCAGAACCCATCCTTAAATACAACCGCTTCGGTCTCAGAATATGCGATAAGCACTACACTGTCTCCGGCGTATAAATTTTTCTTAAAGTCTTTAATGACCGTGTTTTTAACCAGGTAAGTGTCCAAAACAGTCAAAGTATGCGCTTCGGTAGTGATTTCGTGCCTCCTCCCAATAGGGTCTTAGAGCTGCCCAAAAGGAGCCCTCGCTTGAACGTCCATACGCAAGCCGTTCCAAATCCATAAAATCGTCGTATGCTTGTCTATATCTTTCCATTAGTAGGGTTTTCTCATTCCAGTCCAGAGCCAAACTATAAATAGTAAAATTATCACGGTCACCATTACCCTAATACTCCCTTTGTCCAAATAAAATACAGCGGCGGGCCAAGCCAGAAAGCCAGCCATGCGGCGATGAGAAATTGCTTGCGGCGGGACATGCGGTCCCACTCTGTGACCCAACCAAGGCAACCTGTGCCGATAAGGGACATAAAACACAGGCAAGTTATTTGAGCCGTCATCATGACCAAGGGTCCTTTCGTGTCGTGTTAGGCCAGCCGTTGAACCGCCGCTCAGGCCCGCCATAGTTGCGGTCATCGGGCATTTGCAGCGGCGGACGGCGGGGTTTAGGCGGACCGAAGATGGCGCGGAGGATTTCGTTGATCAGCCATGCGGGGTTCATTGGTGCAGCGCCCAAACAACCGCTCCACCCCACGCAGCGCAGAACAGACCGAAGACCACAATCCTCCAGCGAAGTTCTGCCATGTGTCTAACAAGTTCAGCCTCTAGCGCCTCAATGCGTTCATCATCACTCACTGGTCAGCCTCCTTGCGTAGCAAGTAACGAACAGCCGCGTTCAGTCGCATAATCACAAGTTGCTGATACACTACGACAATGGCAATAAAGGCGTTGAAGGCGGTAATAATTCCGAACCCCAAAAAGATTTCGTAGCTACTCACTGGTCAGCCTCCTTGAGCAAGTTGCGGGCGTTAGTTAGGGCTTCGGTCGGCGTGTGCCCCACGTCCACCAGTCGCCATTCACGGTCGTTGATCCCGCCGCTGACAGAGTGAACGCGCCAAAGACATTCGCTCGCGTCCCCGGAAACGCCCCACGAAAGTTCGATCTCCGGGTGTTCTGCCAGCCAAGCCAACAGACCACCCACTTCCTCCAGCGCCTTAATCCGCTCGGCGGATGCGGCCTGCCCGGCGCGGTAGGCTCGCGCTCGCCACTCAATGTCGCCCGGGTCTTCATACCAATATTCGGGGACTTGCGATCTCGCCCACAGCAGGGCCTCGTCGGGCTCGCTCATCGTGCAGCCCTTCCGGCTTTGTATGCGGCGAGGGCCAGTTTGAAGCTTCTTTCGTTGTCGTAGTAGCCTTCGAGATAACTGGTGCTGTTAATCGCGCCCCCAACTTCAGGCCGGGCCAGCACTTCGCGCACCGCCAGCACATCCGGGTCAACCGGCGGCGGCGGGGTCCAGCCTTCGCGGGTCACGTCGATGATGTAGTAGGTTAAGGTGTGCGTGGAGCATTGGTTTTCGTCAAAGCGGCGATGCGCCTCATCTTCGATCTGTTCATACGTCGCGGTCATCGTGCATTCTCCTTTGCGATGGTGGCGGGGATGTTGGCGACGGTCAGCCTAGCCTGACTGCGGCTCGCTGGATCAAACCAGTCAACGTTAGCCTCATTCGCAGCAGCCTCCAGCCCTAGCCGGATGCCTTCCAGCCGGGCGGCGTCGATCAGGTGTTGGTTGAGGATGCGGTATTCCAACTGCTTCCACCAATAGGTTTGGTCTGCGGGGCCATCATACGTGTAGCGGATTGCCACCCACACATCATCCGCAACCGGCTGGGGTCCGCCGTCGTGTTCTTTCCAGTCAATCATTAGTTCCATTCCTTGGTGACATAAGTGAGGAGGGTGTCGGCTAGTCTCTCTACGTCGGATACTCGTCCAGAGGGTGAACTGCTTGAAGCTACGAGTTCTACCGCCATCTTCATGCACTCCAGACGCAGAGCAATGAGCCCGCCGTCGTGTTCTTTCCAGTCAGTCATAATATTTTCCAATTAAGTCTCTATTATATATCAAAAACCGTAAAAGTCAAGAGTTATTTTAACCGATCAGGCAAATCGCCGCAAAAGCAACACCATAAGCGGCGCCTCGTAGGTGTTCAGATTTAACATGCCAACTGTCATTCCAGGCTAGCCCCTGCTCACGGCAGCCAATTAGCTTTCCTCCCAACCAATAAGCTAGTGAAATAGCTACAACTGCGAACACCGCCATAACGATAGCAGCAGCCAGCCAAGGTCCTCCTAGGAAAAACATCGGTACTGCAACTAACATCGAGAGTAGGTGCCTTAAAGCGGCGTTAATTCGTTCTTTGGTGTTAACCGGAATGAGGGCTCCATGCTTAAAATCCAGCGAGCGATATACAGACCAGAAAGGCCCCAGAATCGCTCCTGCCGGGCCGAGAGCAACATAGCCAAGGCCCGCCCCAATAACTCCGGCAGTAATAAAACCAACACTTCGGCCCCCAAAAGGCCCAATAACGTTGGGGCCTCCGGAGCCTACACGGCGGTCAGCCCAACTAAACAGTGGTATTGCTGCAAGTGAAATAAACTCAAGCATTGACAGCCTTTCCAGCTTTGTAGGCGATAACAGCATCCTCAACATCGAGCCAGCCGTCTAAGTAACCTTCTTTAAGCTCTGGGTGACATTCAGCCAAAAGTTTTTGTACCACCAGCAGGTCAGGGTCTACAGGCTTCCAACCTTCACGAACAAGCTGAATTGCAATTAAAGCAATATCAAAGATGGGGTCTTTATTATAAATAGGCGACGGCTTTTCGTTGTATAGTCGCACAGCCTCTAGCACAATTTTGTAGTCAGACATCGTATTCAAAAATCACCTCTCTTAATCATTTTTACCAATAGTTGCATAGTATCCCGATCATCAAACGCCCCAACAATAGCCTCATGTCCGACAACGGGGTATAGTTCCGCATACTTTTCGCGAGCTTTTTGAAGTTCGGGCGGAACAAACGGAACCCAGCCCCCACGCTCTAGAGCTACAACCCTTTCAACAAGCACTTCTGCTGACAGATCTTCATAAGGAAATCGACGCACCACTTCTTTAATCAAAAGGTTATAATGTGGTCTCATAGTTTTTCAATCCTTTTTATCAGTGAGTCCATACTAAATATGACTACTAAATTTATGATTATAGTTATTAACTGTATAATTATAGTAATTACTTTTACCGTTATCATCGAGGGTCATACCCAAAGTGATGAGAAACAACCAACCAAGTAATTACTAGAATAACCAAAAGGCCCGACCCGGGAAGAAGAAGCTGGGCCATAAAGTATGCGCTAAGTGCAGCGCTTATTTCCATTACCATCATAGTACCACCTTCTGTTGTCTGGGTCGAGAAATAATTCGTGAGCACGGTGAAAAAGCCAGTCACGTTCACTAAGGTTATCCATAGCAGCTAAAAGCTTCATATCCTTATGCTCACTATTCCTAATAGTGAGAATTGCTCCCAAACTAGACCAGTGATCAATCATTTCGCCCGCTCTAAACCGGTGAAGCAATGGTACGTTTCCGTACTTATACTCTATAAAGTCACCAGCAAGTTTAACTAGTGCGTCGTCTGAAAGTTCCCTAAGAATCATCAATAATCTCCTCTAATGTTTTAGGGCTGTCTACCATATAGTTTCCGCCGACTAATCGAGCCGGCTCTCCAGGTCTAGCATCTGCATACGTCGGAATAACTCCGCACAGGTCAGCAATATCCTTATTGCTGGCAATGTGCAGGCCAAGATCGTAAGTACCCTCGGGCTTTTTAAGCAGTGCTTTGCATACATCAACTACATGAATATATGTTCTAATTGCTGTACCATCGGGAGTAGGGTAGTCTTTTCCGAAAATAACAGGATTAGGTTCCCGCTTAAAAATAGGAATAATTCGCCTGTTATGGTCCTTAACCTTAGTCCCACCAGCTACATTAAATAACCGAAAAATAGTCTTGCGGGCATATTGGTTGACCAAGTTTTCGGCCATAGCCTTACTGACTCCGTAAGGATTGATAGGACCATTTCCTTCTCCATAAACCGCCGCACTACTGGCAAACACATAGTGATCTGTCTCCACTTTTCCAGGCCAGTAAGTATTATTTTGAATATACATCTGCGGGTTCTTGACTGACTCAGTTACTGAATGATAGGCCGCTAAGTCAAACACTACGTCGTAAGACTTAGTAACGACGTCACCTTGATCTACAATATCGGCCTCAATAAATTCCTGTAGCACGGAGCCAATAAAGCCTTTTCCACCCAGAATTAAGTACCTCATTACTCACTAGCCCCGTAGGCTATCAAACACATAAATACAGTGTATGCAATACCAATAAACGCAAATAGGGGGTTAAAAACAGCCAATCCCGCATATATTAGCAGTGCGAGTATAACTGCTGTGTAAAACTCACTCCCGTCCATTCTTCCAATCCTCTATATCCTCGACAGTTTTTTCCGCAAGTCTATAGATGTAACCACTTGGAGCCGCAGAGTTTCTAATGTGCACTAGAATACCTTCTAGCTTATTAATTAGCTCTATTTCTGTCATCTGACTCAATCTTATGTCCATAATTCACCATCAACCAATCTTCAATACAATTGTCGTGTGTAATAATCGGAGAATCTTCTCCGTATCTTTCAATCATTTTTTCCGACCACCAGGGCCAGAAATCTTTAATTAGATCCTCTTTGGAGTAAGACCTATTCATTAAAGGGTTCCAGTATCTAACCATTTCTTTACCTTTACAGCATCTGTGGGAGTAATTCCAAACTTCCAATCAGTCATATAGTTTCTGCCGGGCTCGTCACTTGAAATAATTAGCACAAAGTTATTCACAGTGTGATTGTCTAAATACTCCGCGGGATCGGCAATAATAACTGGTAATCCAACCGCAGCAGTCAATTCAGCCGCAGTCACCGGAGAATTTCTAGCAACTAAAGTAGACCCTGTGTCTGTTGCCAGATTTCTAAGTACAATACAATTCCAGCTTTCTATACTAGAAGCGTCAATAAACAAATCGGGGGCTCCAGTAATAAGTACCCCCATCACATCAAAGAATATTACGTTCATTTGTCCCTATAAAAGTAGTGTCTTCCAATTTTAATTGTGAAGTCCATACTTCTTACCCAGTAAGGTTTTTTACCCGAATGAAAATGTGTAGCTCCCTGAGTTACATCTAACTCAGGGTTATTCCAAACATATTTAGCAACAGATTGCGCAGCAATCCAAGCCTCTCCATATGGAGCTTTTTGGGGCTTACATTTCCAGCTGAAAGCGCCGCATTTAATAACCTTACAGGGCTTACCCCGATTGATTACAACATATGCAACGGCTTTTTGGCCTAGTGTAGACTCTCCACGAGCCTCATAGTATACGGCCTGTGCTAAACAATCTAGTTGCACAGTTCTTCTTGTCGCTTGCGCTCTCGAACCATGGCCGACTTTAGCTTACGCCTGCGCTTTTCTGAGGGCTTCTCATAGTATTCTTTTTGAGCCAGCTTAATAAACATTCCATCATCAGCTAGCTTACGCTTTAGGCTACGAATAGCCCGGTCAACGTTGTTATTCTTAACTTGCACTTGCATCTATAAATTCCATAAAATCCTGGCAACCACCAATGTGGTCTCCATCAACAAAAATCTGCGGAGCAGTCTGCGGCACACTTCCTGTCCACTCTAACCATTCCCACGTACTCGGGGCATAAAAGTCATTTTCTACAATGTCATAACCTAGCCGAGTAGCTAACTCCTTAGCTTTATCGCACCACTTACAATTGGGTACCGTATATATCTCAAACATTATCATATCCTAGCCTAAAAGTCAAATACTTTTTTATTTACAATTGGTTTATTCCTTAGAGTATACCAACCTTCTCCGGTTAAGTTTCTCACAGACTCAAAATAGTCTTCATACTTCGGCTTTACTGCCTCAAGACTAAAGTTATCTACAGCAAACTTGCGGCAGACATTTGAATCTATACTCGATATATTTTTAGCTGCCCAAACAAACTCCCCAAAGTTACGGCATCTATAGCCTGTAACCCCATGAATATTGTTCTCAGTAAAAGCGCCCCAGTCTGTAGTTATTGTGGGTGTTCCACTAAGAAGGCACTCAACCTGCACACCGCCAAAAGGCTCGTTGTATAAGCTCGGAACAAAAGCTGCTATAGCTCTGCTCATTAAACGCTTTCGAGTTTCTACATCAGCGTACCCAACGAACTCTACGTGGCTCGGAATATCCGTATAGCCCATAGCCTCCAGAGAGCCTTGTCCCGCTATCTTTAGCTTAACTCCGGCCTCTTTAGCCGCCTGAATAGCAATATTTACGCCCTTGCCTTCGTATACACGTCCCAGAAATAGAAAGTAGTCTTCTTTAGGGGCAACCTCAAAGTCATTTACATCAAAGTAATTCGGAATTACAGTGTCATACCAATCTTGTTTGCACGTTTCTACGGCCTCTAGGCCATAGTATGCATGATAGATTGCGTATGACTCAAATACCTTAAACCGAGCCCAGTGTCCTCTAGCGTATCCAATTCCGGGCTCAATTGTAATCAGGTCAGGATGAGCGTCACACACCGGGCGCACTCCGGCGCCCCAAAACGGAAGAATGATATCACCAGGCTGCTTTCTAAGCCCAATCTCTCGAATTGCGTTTGCAAAGAAAGTCTGATAAGCGTGGTCGTTCATATCAAACTGGAAAAAGTTGCTGCGCCAGTCATAACTATACGCTTTCTCTAGGTCCGCGTTGGTGGTAACAGGTACGTTGTTTGGCACGGTGCTGTCTTCATGCCCATAGTGAGTACACTCAAACATCTGGCAGAACTTAACAACTTTTTGTGTGTAGGCACACGCCGAATACTCCTTAGAAGTAACAGTATGCGGAAGGCCTAAAACGTGAATCATCTAAAAGTCCACTTTCTCTTTCTTAGGTAGTAAACCTGATTAGTAATAGAACGCTCTGTTTTACCCGGAAAATGCCCCAGCAACTCGTGCATAGGCATAGTTCCATAAAGCTTTTTAAGCCTACACTTTTCTTCCCAGGTCCAACGCATAGGCAATTATATCATAATTATGAAAAAAGTCAAGGATTAAAATACCTTCGGTCAAAATAACCCTTGACTTTTGGGCTTTTTATGGTAATATAGTCGTCATGAAAGGAAGCGACATGTACAATGACTTTTTAAAGACTCAACCTATTATGAGTGACCAGCTTGTTCGTTTTGGTCAGAAAGTGTGGGATGCTGCGCAACAAAAGTCTGGCGATGCTGGAGAAAGCGTTAACGATTATAGCATAATGATGACTAGAATTTTGTTTAATAGAAACTCGGGAACTTTTTTAGAGGATAGTCTTAGTGAAGAGTTTCATAATCTCTACTTTAGTAGGAGAGGGCATCGCTTTACTGAGCGCTCCCGAGATGACCCAGAAGTTTTTCGCATTATTGACAAGCTAGGAGGAATCAAAAACATTCAGCGGAGTGATGTTCACGATAGCTGGGGTGTTTTGATGGGGGTCAGAGAGCTTCCTATGGGTACTAGATACTATATTCATTGTGATGATGGCGGAGAGTGTATTGTTGCAGAGTCTGAGATTGAGTGGAGGACTGCATAATGCGGAAAGACCTACAAGACACACTAATTAAAAATTACCCTAAAATTTTTACTAATGTCAATAGGATTGAGTGTCGGGATGGGTGGTACATCCTTTTAAACGACTTTTGTCGTGCGACTCAAGCATATATTGACGCGACTCAAGCATATATTGACTCTGGGCCAGCCCATCAAATAAAAGCAACTCAAGTAAAAGAAAAGTTTGGGGGCCTAGCTTTTTACTACATAGGCGGAGACGACCATATTAAGTTTCTTAGCACATATACACAACAGCTAAGTCTTACGACCTGCGAAGTTTGTGGGTACTCAGGCGAGCTTATTAAAGGTGATTGGTGGAAGGTTCGTTGTGACAAACATAGAGGAGATTAAACGTATAACTATTTGAAAAATAGTTCTTGACTTTTGGTCATATTGTGCTATACTTATGACTGTTCGGTGATACGAAAGTAAAGTGTTCAGGACGGGAGTGCAATTCTCCCCGCCTCCACCATATACATCTAGGCGTGCGCCATGCGGTAACGTGAAAGACTAAGGGATCATGGATAGCCAGATTTCGGGCCTAGGTGTATTTGATGGGGGCGACCAGATTTCGACTGGCATATAGGATAGTGGAGAACACGGTAAGAAACGACCGCTAATCAGTTCAAACTTATAAATGCTAACGATAACGAAGCATTTGTAGAATTAGCCCTAGCGGCTTAATTCTCTTGGGCGGGCACGCCTCGAAACAGAAGTGCAAGCCCTTAGCCTTCCCGGCTAAGGGCTATTTTTGACAGGGTAGAAAAATGAAAATTGCATTAGGTTCAGACTTTCACCTAGAGTTTGGAGATATTGTGCTTCCTAAGCTGGAGGCTGACGTTCTCATTCTATCTGGAGATATTATGGTTGCTCGTCCTTTAAACGATTGGAAGCCAGGAGGACACGCTACCCTTTACGGTGGTAAAGATCAAGGACATTATGTTCGCTTTATAGACTTTCTAAAGCGTGTCAGTTATATGTATCGACATGTAATTTTGGTTGCTGGCAACCATGAGTTTTATGGGGGTGTATTTCCAGACGCTTATGACTGGCTAGCCGAAGAAGCTTCTAGGTACCCAAATATTCACTTTCTACAAAACAGTAGCGTTGTGATTGATGGGATTACTTTTCTAGGGGCCACACTTTGGACTGACATGAATAAGAGAGACCCGCACACTATTTACGCCATCAAAAACATGATGAATGATTTTAGGCGAATTAAGACGCAAGAGGGAGCCTTCTCTCCTCACGATGCAGTGGCAGAACATGAGAAGACTCTAGAGTACTTTACAAAGGCTCTTGAGGCTCCCGGAAAGTACGTTGTAGTTACGCATCATGCACCTACAGCACTTAGTATTAATGCTGCATACGCCAACGAAACTATTATGAATGGCGGATACCATAGTGACCTGTCGGAATTCATTCTAGATCACCCACAGATTGCTTTGTGGACTCATGGGCACATGCACGATCCCGTAACTTACACCATGGGAAATACAATTGTAGCTTGTAACCCTCGTGGCTACTCTGGCTTCGATCCTAACCATAAAAACTTTTCACTTCAACTTATCGAGATTTAAAATGCTAAAGTATATTCTAGCCGCTGTTCTTTTTGCAACTCCAGCAGCGGCAAACCCGGTGTGTAGAGCACAGGCAGCTTACGCTGACTTTGTTATGGCAGAACGTCAAAGTGGTACGTCATTTCTAGACATGATTGACGCATTTACCACTAGCTTTTCAAGAAGCATGTCGGGGACTACTATTGCTAACATGCTAACTATTCAGGTAGCTGCATATAGAATTCCTATCGTAACTGATAAGCAAAAGATGGTTACGGAATTCAGCGCTGCCGTATATAAAGCTTGCGAAGCAACTAATACTTAATGCTGGTTTAGCTCAGTAGGTAGAGCGCCACCTTTGTAACGTGGATGCCGTGGGTTCGATTCCTGCAACCAGCACCATATTAGGGCTTCCGCATAGGGAGCCCTATTTTATTCCTTGACATTTTCAGCTTTTGATGTATAATACATTATGAATATTTTTGTACTAGACGAAGATTTCGATACCTGTGCAGAGTATCACATCGACAAGCATATTGTCAAGATGCCACTAGAAGCCGCACAGCTTCTTTGCTCTGCACACTGGATTAGTCAAGTAGGTTTTTTTCCTCGCAAGATTACTCCAGACGAAAAAAAGCAGACGCAAGAGCTTATCACCAAAGATTTCTACGGCATTACTCACTACAACCATCCTTGTGCCATCTGGGCACGTGCTAGTCTAGACAACTTCGAGTGGCTTCATTGCTATGCTAATGCCCTTAATTCTGAGTATGGCTATCGTTATGGTGGCAAGTCTCACAAATCCCTGGAAGTGGTAAATCGTCTTCCCGAGCCCAATATTCCGCGGCTCGGGCTTACTCCATTTGCACAGGCTATGCCAGACGAACTTAAGTCCGATGATCACATTGCCTCGTATAGATTGTTCTATATGCTAGACAAAGGTCCCTTTGCAACTTGGAAGTACCGAGACAAGCCTTTCTGGTGGGACGATTCACTAGTGGAGGCTCAAAATGGAAGGATCAGTAGATGAATATTCCGGAGTATCGGGACTTTCTAGCCCTTAAGGATAAAATCCAACCGCAACGTGCTGCCGTCCTAAAGGACGGCAAGCCAGTTGAAATTCCAGACCTTCGAAGAGGCGAAGTACGCTTTATCAAGCGTGACGAGTTTCCGAATGTGTTCAGGATTATGCAAGAATACGGCCGCCAATCACAGGCCCAACTTGGCATTGATCGTGTTCTCCGTATCAATGACCATATACAGCTCTCTACGTACCACCCAGGGGACTTTTACGGGTGGCACACAGATGGACGGCTTATGTCCTGCTCTCTATTACTCAATGATAATTTTACTGGTGGTAGACTAGAGTTTCGGGACTCGCATCTGAAAAAGAGAGCTGGGCGTGCCGTATTCTTTCCTAATGTTGAGCATAGAGTTCAACCTGTATTAACCGGGATCAGAGAGTCCCTAGTAGTGTGGTGGCAATGATACAAGTAGTACAACCAATACCAGCAGACGTGCGGGCGGCCTGCGACCGCCTGGGCATGAACGCAGAGCGATTGTGGGCCGGCTATCTGAACGCCCAAACCTTGCCAGTGCATAGTAATTCTGGGATTACAGGCCCTGCCCAGGCTACGCCCGGGTATGTGGGCGGGGGAGGTTCCGGAGGCGTTGCAGGGGTTAAGTATGATTCCGAAAAGCCTCGCATGGATTTACTGCCTCCGCGTGCTTTAGTTGAGGTTGCTAAGGTGCTAAGTTTTGGGGCCTCAAAGTATGCTCCTGGTAACTGGAAACGAGTCAGTGATCTTCAAGCGCGGTATACCGCTGCTGCTCTTAGGCATATTGCCGATCATATGATTGATCAAAATGCAGTCGATGAAGAGTCGCATATTGATACACTAGCGCACGCTATTTGCTGTTTGATGTTTAAATTGGAAGATAAACTTGAAAAAGATCAAGGTACAAGCACACGAAAAGCTGACGAAAGCTAATATCGAGCACGTTATTAAACTGCTCGAAGGCCCAAAGCCGATCACCAAGAAGGAAGCCTATGGAATTCTAAACATCAACGAGAACCCTTCTCGACTGGCTAGAATTATCGAGGAACATAAGGCCGAAAAGGCCTATGAGGCTATGCGTCGTGAAAAGAACCGTGGTAAGCCTGCGGACCCGACCGAGATTCAAAGCATTATTGAGCTTTATCTGGCCGGAGAAGGTGTCACAGAAATTGCTCAGCGTCTGTACAGAGGCGGAGCATTTGTTAGTCACATTCTGGAGCGTATTGGTGTTCCTCGTCGTCCCACTGGAGACGAACGCTTTAGAAAGTCCCTTCTTCCTGATAATTGTATTTCGGACTCATTTGAGAAGGGTGAAATTGCTTGGTCTGCAAAGTACCATGCACCTTGCCGAATTGAGGCTGTGCTAGACGAGGCCTATCTAGCTAAAAATCCCGGTATTTCCGGGAACTATGAAACTCCTTGTTATAGAGTTTTTGTAACGGAACGAATGGAAGATGTTCCGCCCCGTTTTGCGGGTATTCAGACTGGTGGGCATTTTGCCTACGCCTACGCATACGATCTTGGTAAACTCACTCACCTTCAAGAATATGGAATCAAACTTGACAAACTTAGTTCATAAGCATCTTATTGTTCGAGCCGAACTCGGCTACTGCCCCGACAACCCGGCGTGGGTTAAGGAGTGGCTTCGTCATCTGGTAAATGTTATCGGAATGCGAATTCTTAGCGGACCACACGTTGCTCGCGTTGACAACGTAGAGGGCAACATTGGGTGCACTGGTGTGGTCATTATCGAGACTTCACACATTGCGGTGCACTTCTGGGAAGAAACCGGACTTATGCAGCTTGACGTATACACCTGTGGGCACTTTGATAAGTCTCTTATCTTTAGCGAGCTGGAGTGTCTTGAGCCGACCAATGTGTCCTGGAAATTTCTTGACCGAGAATATGGTCTAATTGAAGAAATTTAGTTCTTGACTTTTGCGCCCGGCTCCCCTATAATATTTAGACAATAAGGGAGTCGAGCGATGTTGCAATATTGTTATAATCCAGTAGAAACTCCCGCCTATGTGTGGGCTAGAAGCCAAGACCCGCATCTTCATAGAATTTACTCGCAAGCCGGAATTGATGCCGGCCATGCAGACTATAGCCCCGCCATTCGCTACCGAGCAGAAGGCTACCAAGCGGGTTATGATGCGGCTCTTGCCGAAGGATACTTGTGGATTTTGGCTAGTGCTTACCTTGGTTGGACGCCTGTAAATGGGGAACAAAATGCAAATTGAAATCAACGACGATATTACGGACCAGATCGTCCTGCAGGCCCTTCGTAATGCGCGAAGAATGGTTATTGAGGAAAATACTGCAATCTGGTCTTTTAACCCAGCAGAAGAAACGAGGCAGAAAGCTTATTTTCTTAATTCTATTAGTGAAGTGATTGACTGGTTTAAAGCATATTAAGCGGGCATGGCGGAAAGGCAGACGCGGCGGACTTAAAATCCGCTTCTTAGGAGTGCCGGTTCGACCCCGGCTGCCCGTACCAATTTTTTATGGCATTTTTAGAAATATACTCTAGTGCTTAAACTTGCGTCAACAAGATTTAGGTAACGAAAAGACTACCGCGCTCTATTTTGACGAATAGAAAATAATATCCCGAGATTGAACTTGGAGATTTGGCGTAGCGGGGAACCAACTTGGCACAGGTCATGTAGTATAAGGGTCCTGAGTATATTTCTTGAAATGCCCGAATAGCTCAGAGGTAGAGCGTCTCGTTTACACCGAGAATGTCGGCGGTTCGATCCCGTCTTCGGGTACCACTTTTTGGAGCAAAAATGAATAAGAATCTTTTAATTGGACTAGCTTGTGTTTCGCCCTTTGTAGTTTGTCTAGGGTATTTTATTTATACTTTTCCTATAGTAATACCAATGATATTACTATATGCACTAACTGTTTTTGGTATAGTAAAAATACAAGACTCAATTTCGTAAGGAGAGACTGATGGGTAAGAAGAGAACAAGGAAGAAGTATAAGTCTGCTGGGATTCACTCGGCTATGACCAACGGAATGAGGCAAGCGCTTCGTGCCGAGCGGTCTACGGTATCTGTTCTAGGCAACAAGATTGACGCTTGGCGCAACGGTCAAAATCCTTGGCTTACTGTTCCTACGACTGCAAAGAATAAGCCGTTTATCCGTGTTCGTGCCAATGAATACTGGGGAAATTGGAAGAAGTGACTTACATTAGTTTTACTAACTCTGGTATTTATGTCTTTACCACAATTCTAGAAGACAAGAAGGCTTTTAAGAGGCGGAGGCAGGTTAGGTTTATGCCTGCCCCCTCACGAAAGCCTAAGTATCCAGTTCCTGATATGGGGATTTAGCTCATTTGGTAGAGCGTCTGCTTTGCACGCAGAAGGCGGCCGGTTCGATCCCGGCAGTCTCCACCAAAAAAGTTCTTGACTTTCATGCTCTAATGTGGTAGTATGTTTTTTCTTGAGGGAGACAAGCTATAGGCTTGGCTAGTAACATAGCGCGAGGTTTGGGGCGCAGTTACATATAAATATACTACCCCTTACAGTTTTACTCGTGTGTGTACAGTGACCCTAAAGATAGTCTTTATTCTCAATCCGAGCTATCGAGTCCGATGTCTGTAGCAGTACTAATTCAGTTAGTATCAGTAACTTTATATGAGATACAAGTTACGGCGAGTAAATATATATTATGCGGGTGTGGCGAAATGGTAGACGCACCAGACTTAGAATCTGGCGGGCGACCGTGGAGGTTCGAATCCTCTCACCCGCACCAAGTTTTTTGGTTAGTAGCTTAACGGTAGAGCTCTCGGCTGTTAACCGAGTGGTTGTAGGTTCGATTCCTACCTAGCCAGCCATACAAGTGAAGGAAAACGGAAATCCGCGGGTCTCCAAAACCTTGAGAAGTAGGTTCAATTCCTACCACTTGTGCCAATTTGTGGTTTGTTTGGATAGTGAAGAGATAGAGGCTGATCGACGTCGGCCACCCTGGAATGCGGGCGCGACCTCTATGAAACCCCAGTGACCAAACAGTAATACAGAGCAGCGGGGACTGTTCCACACTAAATATGGAAGGTTAACTGAGGCGGCCCTCAGCCCTGTCTTGAAAACAGGTGGTACTTTAACCGGTATGGAGATCGACACTACCAGCCTTCCTCCAAATAGTTCTTGACTTTTTCGGAAAGTAAAGTATAATGGATTCTCAAATTGAGAAAAACGCATTGCTTAGAGAGCATACCAACCATAGACTTAAGTATTTCTATGGCTATTGGGATGAGGAAGTTGTAGACTTCGACAAAGCATACGCTCGTTTGAGGGGACCGCTAAAGTCTCAGGTATTTAAAAATCATAGAGACCTAAGATTACTTGGTTTTCTTGTCAATGGTATTTATACCCATAAGGGGAATTCACAATCAGTAGCGTAGACATGGTAACTCTAAACGTCTTTGTTCACGAACGAGCGCAGATTGCTTTTAAAATTACTCAGCTTTTGCAAGCTGACTATGATAATCAGACAGATAACAATCTAGCTGATGACGAGCGGTGGGCACTAGAAGATGTGCTCAAGTATTTTAACCAACGAATTAATGAAATCCAGCACCGCCTAGGAGGTGACTAATTGGTGCTGGATGTATGGTTTCATAGCACAATGGCTAGTGCAAACGACTGATAATCGTTAGATCCAAGTTCGATTCTTGGTGAAACTACCATGTTGCGGTGGCAGAGTGGCCCAATGCAAGGGACTGCAAATCCCTAAAACCGGGGGTTCGAATCCCTCCCGCAACTCCAATGATAGGGTAGCATAACGGTAGTGCATCGGTCTCATACGCCGGGCTGTGTTGGTTCGACTCCACCCCCTATCACCAAGCACGCATCGTCTAGCTGGCCTAGGATAACACACTTTCAATGTGTAGATATGGGTTCGAGTCCCATTGCGTGTTCCAGGGGTGATTAGCTCAGAGGTAGAGCAACGGGCTCTTAATCCGTGTGTCCTCGGTTCAATCCCGAGATCACCCTCCATTGTTTACGTAGGTACATAAGACGGCGCTACTCACTTCGAGCGTGCTAGAATAGCGTCGGTCCTCTTGGAGGAGGGCGAAACTGATTGCTCCAACAATCAATGGTATTTTATGTATCTTCCTAAACAATGGACCTATAGCTTAACTGGTAGAGCACTAAACTGTCGATTTAGTTTGTGCGGGTTCAACTCCCGTTAGGTTCGCCAATTTAGGGGGCGTAAGGGACGCTAGTGCACTATCCAAGTTCGAATCTTGGCCCCTATTTTACGCATTTCTGGTGTACGTGGTCGGCACATGTGTCTGAAAAGCATGAGGTTGGGGTTCAATTCCCCGGGAATGCACCAACAACGTCCTATAGCTCAATGGTAGAGCGGTGTCCTTATAAGGCATGAGCAGTAGATGACTGCACGATCCCGGTTCAAGTCCGGGTAGGACAACCAATACGGGCCTAGGGCCATCTGGGAATGGCAGGTGACTTTTAATCACCTCGCTTTGGGTTCAAATCCCATTAGGCCCTCCAGATGCTTCGGTAGTTCAATAGAATAGAACACTACGCTACGAACGTAGAGATGAGAGTTTGAGTCTTTCCCGAAGTGCCATGCCTGAGTAGCTTAATGGTAAAGCAGCGCATTGTGGATGCGCACATAAAAGTTCGATTCTTTTCTTGGGTACGGAAGGTGGGCAGGCCGGTAATGCAGCAGATTGCTAATCTGTACTACTATAAGTAGAATGGGTTCGATTCCCATACCTTCCGCCAAAAAAGTTCTTGACTTTTTCAAAATTTGGAGTATAATACTTGATTGATAAATACACAGTTGTTCGACTAGAGCAAGTAGGCAGCGTTGTTGAGAAGAACTTAACGGCTGCTGATGCTATTCGTTTGATTGAAGCAGCTCCTACCGATGTGGTTTATGCTATGATTAAGGAGTCTCCACTGACTAATAAGGTAGAGTACCCTAAGTACGTATTTAAAGATTTGCTGGTTTAGTATAATGGTATTATTACAGGCTTCCAACCTGACGACAGGGGTTCGATTCCCCTAGCCAGCTCCAGCGCCACTGCAGCGGAAATTCCCGGCCCGCAAGGGTTCGGATAACCAAACGAGCGCGCGGGGCCAAAAGTCCCGGATCGGATTGGTTGGGACGTGTCTTCGGGCACGTCCTTTTAAATAACCCCCCTCACGGCTTCGGGCGTGAGGGGCAGGGCTGAATCGCCGCCTCGCGAGTCAGACTCAGCTCTTGCTTCGCTCGTTCTCAATTGTCAGTCTGACGAACGGCGATTTAATGACTGACCAAAGTGCTCTGTGTTATAAAACTTACGGTGATGAAAGAGCTTTAACCGTCTAACAATTCGCGCTCCAAGTTTACTTGCGGCCCCCTACAGGTTCCGGCCTGTAGTACTTGCGGCCCTTTATGGTGTCCGTTTCCCGAAAGGGAGTATAGCAGTACTACCCGCGGTCAGCGTGCTGGCCGTTCGAGGGCCGGGGAAGGCCTCGGCCCTTGCCATTGTTTATGGGAAGTGAAAGCTGATAGTTTCAGCAGTGGGTCTGTAAAACCCATCTTAGCGGGAGTGGAGCGTAACCACCGCTTCCCACCATTGGGGAGCAGTTTAACTGGTTGAACATCTGACTTTGAATCAGAAGGTAGTAGGTTCGAGCCCTACCTCCCCAGCCATTAAAAACGGAGCGATTGCTCTAACTAGGCCCTTCAATGGGATATAGTCGGAAGCGTGAGCCGTAAAATCGGCCAGGGCCGGACGGAAATTATTCGATCCACCTAGCGACTCCCAATTTTATGCCGGTAGCTCAACGGTCAGAGCCAACCATTTATAAAAATTTTTCTTTACAAGCTACTCTAACCTTGGTATAATATATTTATGAAACTAGAAGAGTATATTATATCAAAATTAGAACAATTATCAGTACCAACAACATATTTAGAAAAAAGTGTCGTTGGCGCTATAATTAACGGGTACAGAGCACACTCTTGGAGTGCAAGTACCTACTCTTCTTTTACTAGTAAGTATTTTCCAGGAAAACCAAAGGGTGTGCATTTAAGAGTATTCATACCAGAAATATTCAACGATAGATATTGCGCAGGGTGCGACAATGTAATATCTTTTGATAATTTCCATAAAAACCAAGCCAACAGGCAGGGTATAAATAGTCAATGTAAAAATTGCCAGTATGCACAAACAAAGAAAACGCAGCCAGCAAGATCAGCTGAGTATCGAGCTTCTATAGAATTAAAAACAGTATCTTGGGCTAACTTAGAGGCTATTAAGGAATTTTATAGAAACTGCCCAGAGGGTATGCAAGTGGATCATGTAGTACCATTAAATGGGAAGAATGTATCTGGGCTACATGTTTTGGAAAATTTACAGTATTTAGCTAAAAAAGATAACCTAAGTAAAAGCAATAGATTTTAGGCGCGTAACTTAATGGTAAAGTCATCAGCTCATAACTGATTTAATGCTGGTTCAATTCCAGCCGTGCCTACCAGGTAAGTTCGAGTCCCTCTCGGCATACCACGCTCCCTTAGCTCAATGGAAAGAGCATCAGGTTTCTACCCTGTTGATGAGGGTTCGATTCCTTCAGGGAGTGCCAATAATTACGGGCATTAGCTCAGCTTGATAGAGCATCGCATTTGGGATGCGAGGGTCGTAAGTTTGAATCTTACATGCCCGACCAATTAACGAGACATTTGTCTCAAGATTTATGGAGACAAAAATGAGTAATCTCGAACATAATACACGCCAGTATGACTTTAGTACTGCACAAGTTCTAACAGTTGGAGCGACTAGTGCTCGATCTACAGCTATTCCTTTTGAGGAAATTCAAGTAGTCTCTAGCACAGCTTGTTTTATTCGAGTAGGTAATTCTACTGTTGTGGCTACTAACGGAGCAGGTTCAATGCCTATGGCAGCGAACGAAAAACTAAATATTAGGATTCCTATGAATAGTTTTGTTGCAGTAATTCAGAACTCAGCAGGTGGTACTCTTAGTATCATTCCAATTCAATTTTAAAAAGTTCTTGACTTTTCCGAAATATCGGATATAATACTTGAAGATCTGGATACGACTTCCAACCGGCTCTCGAAGTCGTCGCAATTCTAGAATTCATTCGTACCGAATACGTGAGGTACAGCTAAAAAAGTTCTTGACTTTTCCGAAATATCGGATATAATACTTATATTGAGAGTGAGGACTGCAAAGCCAATCTCTCGGTAATAAATAGGCAAATCTAATAAATACCTATTTAGAGTAGCTCGCCCGCGAATTGCATAAGCGGACCTTGTGTAATATACCCCCGGCTCTGTAAGGCCTTTATCCGGGACTTGACCACAGTAAACTACTCCACTATTGAAGTAGATGAAAAACAATAGGCTTTCCAAGACCGGTATCCCGCCAAAGGCACATTACCGTGGTTTAGCAACTGCTTGTAAAAGTATTTCTACACACTAACGACCAGTTTGGCTAATGAACCTACTGTTCTAGTAAGTATGCTTAGATGAGCTCTTCCCCAGTTCCGGTTAGTAGGAAAACGCTGGTGGTAACTCTTTATTGTTCGACTCGGCCGGCTCTTTATATCCGGTATCAGCGAATAGAAAACTACTTGCGGGAAGTTCCTAATTAATTAGGCTTCTTTGGTCACAATTCTCCGTTGTGCCTTAAAAAGTCTAATTGCCGCGTGCGGCGAAAGCTGTAGTGATACAGTGACAGAAACGGTTGCACTAACTGTTTCGACCTCGTAAGAGGGTTAAGCACGCAGACAAGGCGTGGAGCTAATAACTCCCTGCTCTCTTAGGAGGGTAAAAGCCCAATAGCTTACCAGACAGTCATACTCGGGCAGATTATGATTTTTGACTCCGCAAGGTCAAATTATGGATTGCAATAAGTTGAGGGTATATAGTGTTCTTGTCGAGTGTACTTCAGTCCGAGCTTAGCAGGTTAGGGCGGGTACCAGTTTAGTGGGTTGGTGGGCAATAGCACATCGAGCCATCAAACATTCTAGTAGGGATGCAAAACCGAACGATATTCAGGGCGCGTAGCATTTTTGGCTTCAAAAGAGCTGAAAGCTACTGGACGAGCGTGTCCTAAGTGCAGATTATAGTCTATCACAAGACGCTTTTTATTGGAAAAAAGAAATGCTTCGGCTAATCGTTTAAAAATCAAAAGCCTTGTCCTACACTTAGAGTAAGGAGCCAAATACTCCACTAAAGAATGGAGTCATTCCTAGGCCGAAAGCCAAAGAGTGTTGATTAGAAGGCACATCATAAGAGCTTAGCGGCTTTGAACTGTCGGGAGACAGGTGGTGGTAGAGCTAGTCGAGTATCTAAGTGTTAAAGCGCTATAGCCTGCGCTATATAAATTGTGCGGCTCTGATGAGATAGTGATATAACTTCACTGGATAAGGTGCTAAACCATAAGGCACTTAAGGCTCATCATTTACCTCCCGTAATCTCAGGGTAGGTACTTATTAGCCCCATTTTGGGGCTATTTTTATAGGAAAAATCATGTTAGAACTAGCCAAGAAAGCCATTGAACAAAGCTCCAAAGAAAGCTCTGTTTATATTGGATGCGATTCTGTAAGATTTAAGAAGCAAAACCGCTGGTACGCCAGGTACTCTACGGTGGTAGTGCTTCACGTAGACTCTAACAAAGGGTGTCAGTTATTCTACGAAACTGTAGTATTACCGGACTATGGTAATATGAAACAGCGACTATTAACCGAAGTTATGAATACGGTCAATGTGGCGCTAGAACTGCTAGACTCGATTGACACTCGACACCTAGAAATTCACCTTGACTTAAACCAAAACCCTCGGCACAAGTCTAATGTTGCCGTAAAGGAGGCTTTATCTTATGTTAAGAGCGCGCTTCCTTATGTTGAAACTAGAATCAAACCCTTTGCATTTGCTGCGGCACACTGCGCTGACCATTTAGCTAGGGGTAAAAAAATATAGTTCTTGACTTTTTCGGTCACTTATAGTATTATATCTTTTCATCGGAGAGGTACTAATGGGCGACCGTTTTTATCAAGAGCAAATTAAAACACTGGGTACCTGCCCAGGTTACATTGGAAAAGGAAAGAAAAAGCGAATGGCATGGGACGATAACAAGAAGAAGCGCGCTGTAGATATGTATCAAGATGCAAACCCTACTGCTGAGACTTCTGTAGAAATTGTTAAGGAAATTGCAGACGACCTAGACGAAAGCCCCAACGGCGTTCGTATGATCCTTACTAAGGCTGGCGTATATATCGCTAAGTCTGCCGCAGCCGGATCGTCTAAGGCCCCCAAGGCCGAAGGTGCGGGCGCTCGCGTCAGTAAGGAAGCTGCCTTTGAAAAGCTTCGGGCAGCAATTACTGGTATTGGAGCGGAAGTCAACGAAGAAGTTGTTTCTAAGCTGACTGGTAAGGCCGCGCTCTACCTTGCAGAAGTCATTTCTAGCAAGTAAGTTAATCGCCCGCTCAGTCTTTGGCTGAGCGGGCATTAGTGTATCCGAAGCATGTAAGGAGCAAAGAGGTTTGCCAACCTACTGATAAGGAGTAACACTTTGAGAAAAGAAGATTTGCGAGCAGTATTGCTGGAGCATGGGGACTGTATTATTGACTATAGAAGCGCTGAATCACAGAAGCTAAAGTACAATGTATGCACCCTAGATTTTTCCACGCCGTACATCGCATCCAAGCAAAATAGAGCTAAAGAGTCAGAAGATACAATCCTACTATTTTGCTGGGATACTGATTCTTACCGATTAATTAAAGTAGCTAACGTGCAGAAGGTAGAGCCACTATCAGTAGCTTTGCAACGTAGCTTAGACAGGAGTAACCGTGGAAATCCATGAAGCTCCTACAGCATATGAACGAATTATACACTATGATCCAGTAAAAGACCATCAAATACGTCTTACTGTTAATACTTTTCGTGGAGTAGAATACCTACACCTAAGAAAGTACTACCAAGATTTTGATGAGTCATGGAAGCCAAGTAGTGAAGGGGTTGCTATGCCTATAGACCTAGAAAACTCTAGAGAACTATTTGCGGGTTTAGTAGAAATTCTATCTCTAGCAGAAAGTAGAGATATTATAGTTTCCCACTTTGAAGATTTAATTAAACTTACGTTTCAATAATTCTTGACTTTTAAGGTTTTATGGGGTATCATATATTATGATTTTAGAACAAGCCAGTAAAGCCTATTATGAAGGTGCTCCAATTCTCACTGATGAGGAGTTCGACGCAATCTCAGATAACTACGATGTTATCGGATATGCGGTAGAGGGAGAAAAGCACTCCCACAAGTACCCTATGTGGTCTCTTCAAAAAGCTTATAACGACGAAAACCCCCTTGCTAATTATACTGGTGATCTTGTCACAACTGTTAAGTTGGACGGAGCAGCCGTGTCTCTAGAGTTTGTCGATGGCGAACTTACTGTTGCTGCTACTCGCGGCAATGGTAAAGAAGGCCTGGTCATTACCGATAAGATGCGGTGTCTCGTTCCTGAGCTAAGCTCGGGAACATTTCAGGTCGTCGGAGAAGTGGTAGCGCCGAAGCAGATAAAAAACTCTCGTAACTACGCCGCGGGTGCTCTTAATCTTAAGAGTACCGATGAGTTTCTACAGCGAGAACTATACTTTATTGCTTATGGCCTTAATCCAACCACAGCAAGTTACACCGAGTCTATGGAGTTTCTAGAAAGCGTTGGCTTTACTACGGTGCTCTGTCAAGACCTCGATATCTTTCCGTCTGACGGGCTAGTTATTCGTATCAATAATCAGAGCGATTTCGAGTCTCTAGGTTATACCGCTAAGCATCCTCGCGGTGCCTACGCTCTCAAAGAGCAGACTAGTGGTTCTATTACTACTTTGCTTGATGTAGAGTGGAATGTAGGCCGGTCTGGTGTAGTAGCCCCCACGGCTATTCTAGAGCCCGTTCTTGTTGGAGACGCCCTTGTTTCAAGAGCCACTCTTCATAACATTGCGTATATCAATGCGCTGGGTCTAGAGCTTGGGTGCAAAGTCGAGGTAATTCGGTCCGGAGAGATTATTCCCCGAATTGTGAGGCGTGTATGAGTGGAGTATACAACGAAACCTACTTTTCTACACGCCCCGAAATAGCAAATCAGCCCGGTATTCTGTACTGTGTAATTCTAGTAAACAAAAGAACTCTCGAAAGAGAAGTTCTTAAAATTGGAATTGCAAAAGGTAGAAGCTATAAAGATGCAGTAAAACGCTCTTTTGGGTTCAAAGGTTATGACCTAAGAATTCAGAAGATTTATTGTGCGACTTTGTATGAAGTATGGAGCCTTGAGCAAGAATTGCATCAAAAATGGAAACATAAAAAGAAAGTTCCTAGTGTTGCATTTGGAGGCTACACGGAGTGCTTTGAGATTTGCCCCGAAATTATTGCTAGCATTCCAAAAAATAACTCTTGACTTTCGTGGTTATCTGGGCTATAATCACTATATTAAATGAGAGGGCGAATGATCAAACCACCGAGTAATTGCCCATCATGTGAGGGCCAACTAACCCTAGTAAAAGATCAGCTATACTGCACTAACACAGAATGTGGGGACCGGCAGTATAAAAAAGTGGAGCACTTTGCTTCTACTCTAAAGATCAAGGGTTTGGGGCCTGCTGCTGTCCGTAAGTTAGACATTCGTACTTTCTATGATGTTTACACTGTTGACACTAGCCCTCTCGGACATAAGCTAGCTGCCAAGCTAAACGAAGAAATCGAAAAATCAAAGGCAGCCCCCCTAAATCTTGTGCTTCCTGCGCTTGGAGTCCCACTAGTGGGCGCTTCTGTCGCGGACAAACTAGCCTTTCATGTTGACTCTCTATCTGAGGTTACTGCGGAAGTCTGTAAAGAAGCCGGGATTGGCGAAAAAGCAACTAATAATCTAATGGAATTTTTACAAAGATTTTCTTATGATCTTCCTTTTAGCTATATGTTTGCTAAGAAGTCGGCCACTAACGGTGTTGTATGTATTTCCGGGAAACTTACTAGCTTCAAGAATAAAGATGAAGCCAAGAAGGTTCTAGAGGCCAAGGGGTATACTGTAAAAGCTAGTATCACAAAGGATGTGACTATACTAGTAAATGAGAGCGGCATTGAGTCCGCTAAAACCGTGAAGGCCAGAGAGTCTGGCGTTCGTATTGTAAATAACTTAACAGAAATATTATAGGAGACTAAATTGACTGCTTTACCTAAGTGGACTGAAGACCGTACTAACCAACTTGCCGACCTAGTCGGTGGTGAGACCCCCGTATCCGTTGAAACCGTAGCGAGTGCTGCGGAAGCTCTGGGTACTACTTCTCGCTCTGTAGCCAGCAAGCTGCGTAAGGAAGGTTATGAAGTTCAATCGGCTGCCGACAAGGCCGCTGTAAAGGCTTATAGCGATGACCAAGAAGCCGCTCTTGCTAGCTTCGTTACTTCAAACTCTGGCACTTATACCTACGGGGAAATTGCTGAGGTTTTTGAGGGCGGAAGCTTCTCGCCTAAGTCTATTCAAGGTAAGATCCTTTCTATGGAACTTACCGCTCACGTGCGTCCTACCCCTAAGGTAGAGGCTGTACGTACCTACACCGAAGAAGAAGAAGGTGTATTTGTCCAGCTTGCAACTGGTGGAGCTTCGCTAGAAGCCATCGCCGAGCGTCTCGGAAAGGCCATTAACAGCGTTCGTGGTAAGGCTCTCAGCCTTCTTCGCGCTGGTCAGATTGAGGCCATTCCGTATCAAGCTAACAAGGCCGTTGCTAAGACGGACGCCTTGGACGACCTTGGTGACGTTGCTGACATGACTGTCCAAGACATTGCTGATAAGCTTGGCAAGACTGTTCGCGGGGTTAAGACCATGCTAACTCGTAGGGGCATCAAGGTTGCCGACTATGATGGTGCTACCAAGAAGGAAAAGGCTGCAGCAGCAGTCTAAACTTTTCCTTTAAGCTGATTGGGCGGGAGCGTGGAGATCATGCTCCCGCCTTTATTTTAGGGAAAAGCATTTGAATATAGCCAGCGCGCTACTAAAGAAAGTTCTGGAAGAAAGTGATTTAGATACATGGTCTAATGTACGTAAGCATTATCTTCCTCCCGAATATCATACGCTATTTAGCGTTATTACAAAACATTGCGAATCTCAGCACAGTTTGCCCTCGTTTGAGGAACTAAAGCTAGGGATACGCGATGCGCAAACTCGTGCCAAATTATTTGCAGTTGAGGCTCTTGAAGTTGACGCCGATCCTTCGCTCCTGCTCGAATTCCTAAAAAATGAATATGCACAAAGAGAGATTCTAACAAAACTAGAGACGTACATTGATACGTCTATCTCTTTTGAGACCGCTGAAGAAACCTTAGCACATCTTCATCAAATAGTTCTAGACGTAGAGACACAGGTAGAGATTAAAGACCCTGCCGAGTCTATGGAGCGAATTACTCTATTTGAGTCTGACGAAGAGTTGTCAAAGTATATTGCACTAGGGCTAAATACAAACTACGACCATGAGATAAAGTTCTCTCCTAGAGACCTTATTCTTATCGGTGGTAAGCGTGGGGCTGGTAAGTCAGTTACTTGTGCCAATCTAGCTGTAAACATCAAAAACAGTGGTAGAGCTGCGATTTATTTTACTATTGAAATGGACAGCCGAAACATTCTACAGCGCTTTTGCTCTGTAGATACAGGAATTCCTTTCGGTAGACTTAGAACTAAGAACCTTTCTGTTCAAGAGTGGGAAGTAGTGGCTAAGTGGTGGTGCGATAGAAAAGAGCACAGTAGTTTTCACTATGAAAATTACCTAGAGCATCGAGATTTTACTAAACTGCACCTGGGTCTCACCAAAGAGCCTATGGTATCAAATCAGATAGAAATTATATATGACCCATACCTCACTTTGGGTAAAATCCAGAGTGAAGTGGACAAGATATACAAGACTCAGGACTTAGGAATTATTATTGTAGATTACCTAAACCAAGTAAAGCGTAACACTGGTAGTAAAAACGGCCAGTATGAGTGGACTGAGCAGATTGAGATAGCCAAAGCTCTAAAGGCAATGGCCCAGGAATATAATGTTCCTGTTATTAGCCCTTATCAAATTGATGCTTCTGGAGAAGCTAGGTTTGCTAAGGGTGTTCTTGACTCGTGTGATGCTGCTTTTACTATGAATACTTGGAGCCACGGGGATAACTGCATTACTTTTGATTGTGTGAAGATGAGAAATAACGAGTTAAAATCATTTACATCAGAAGTAGACTGGTCCAGCCTTAAGATTGGGCCTAACACGGCACTTACTCCAAAAGAAAAAGAAGCCTCTAAAAAGTCATCGTCAGAAGAACCAAATGAGGTATTCTAATGAGAGTGGAAGAACTACTTAACAAGAAGAATATAGCGTTTCAGCAAAGAGGGAATGACTATATTCTTTCTTGTCTTAACCCAGACCATGATGATAGCAACCCAAGTATGCGGGTTGATCGAATTACTGGTATATACCACTGCTTTTCTTGTGGCTTTAAGGGTAACGTATTTACATACTTTAATGCCAAACCCAATGCAGGACAGATTAGGCGAGAGCTTCTAAAAAAGAAGATAAACCAAAAGCTAGTAGAAAGTATCGGAATGCTAAAGCCTTCCGATGCCGAAGACTACGAAGGAGACTGGAGAGGTATTTCTGGTAAGACTTACAAAGCATTTGGTGCTTTTCAAAGTGCTTTACCTGAGTTTGCTAGTAGAATTGTCTTTCCTATTAACGATATTAGTGGTAGGACGGTGGCTTTTATAGCTAGGCATACCAACATGATGCATACTCCTAAGTACCTAATTTCGCCTAGAGAAGCAAAGATACCTCTGTACCCGGTAGTAACTCCTATAGAAGGGAAAGTTATTCTAGTAGAAGGCATATTTGACGTACTTAATTTGCACGATAAAGGGCTGACTAATGCTGTGTGTACTTTTGGTACACGAACGCTAACGCTAGAAAAGCTAGAAATACTCAAGGTACAGGGCATAGAAGGTGTAGATATATTTTTTGATGCCGATGAGGCGGGACAGTCCGCTGCACTTAGAGTCAAAGAACTTTGTGATAAGTTAGACTTATCTTACAGAAACATCGAATTGAAACAGAATGACCCTGGGTCTCTACCGGAGACTACAGTGCTTAACTTAAAAAGGAAATTGTATGGCTAAAGTAGCAATTATTGAAACAAAGAAAAGCAGAACAGACTACAAGTCTCATTTTGATTTTGAGTTTGACCAATATGTACTAGCTTCTGATGCCTCCCTTAAGAAGATTCTTAAGAAAGATGTTGATATTGATATCAACATGGACAACTACGACTGGGTTATTCTGGTTGGTAGCGAACCCTTGAAGTTTTTCACTAAGGTTACTTCTGTAACTGAGTATTCTGGTAAGGTTGTTCAGGAAAAGTTTATTCCGATAATCAATCCGGCAATGCTTGCATTCAAGCCAGAGTCTAAGACCCTTTTTGACGAGTCAAAGCAAAAGATCAACGACCTGGTATCGGGCGCCGATACAGGATTTACCCTAGACAGCTCATATTACGTGGGCATCGACGACACCGAAAAAGCCTTGGAGTACATTCAAGCAGCTATAGATCACCCCGAAAACAATATTGCTCTAGACTCAGAAACTTCTGCGCTTTACCCCCGTAACGGGCATATTCTTGGCATTAGTATTTCCTATAAGGAAGACTTTGGTGCTTATATTAGCACTGATTGTTTTACTGAAGAAGTCGAAGCTAAGCTTCAGGAGCTTTTCAATAAGAAGAACGTAGTGTTTCATAACGCTAAGTTCGACAAGTCTTGGTTTATTTATCATTTTGGCTGGAAGTTTCCTCGCTCAGATGATACCATGCTTCTACACTATCTTATTGATGAAACTCCGGGTACTCATGGGCTTAAGCAACTTGCACTTAAGTACACCAAGTTTGGCGACTACGAAAGAGACCTAGAGGAGTGGAAGAATAACTACTGCAAAACTCATGGTATTTTAAAGGAAGACCTCTCGTACTCGTTTATTCCTTTTGATATTATGGTTCCTTATGCGGCAATCGACTCAGTGGTTACTCTAGCCATATTCCAGAAGTTTAAGCCTGTTATTGATAAGAATAAGAAACTCGCGCATGTATATAATAATATTCTAATGCCGGGCTCAAACTTTCTTATTAAGATGGAAAATAACGGAGTTCCTTTTGACAAGGATCGTCTCGTTAAGGCCCAAGCTCTTATGCAGGAAGATATTGATAAGGCTATTGCAGAACTATATACCCATCAAGTTGTTGCTGAATTTGAGCAGTTTCAAGGAAAGAAATTCAACCCCAATAGTGTTAATCAGCTAAGAGTACTACTCTTCGACTTCCTAAAGCTCAGGCCTAGCAAGAAGACCAAGAAGGGTGCAAGCTCTACTGATGCCGAAGTTCTAGAGCAGCTTAGCACTCAGCATGAAATTCCAAGGCTAATTCTTGCAATTCGCCAAAAGGCAAAGATCAAGAACACATACCTAGACAAGATTATTCCTCAACTGGATAAAGATAGTCGTCTTCGTACCAACTTTAATCTGCATAGTACTACTAGTGGTCGTCTTTCTTCCAGTGGTAAGCTTAACATGCAGCAGCTTCCTAGAGACAATCCTATTGTTAAAGGCTGTATTAAAGCAGCTCCTGGGCATAAGATTGTATCAATGGACTTGAAGACTGCGGAAGTATACATTGCAGCCGTAGTGTCTAAAGACGAAGCTCTTATGGATGTATTCCGTAACAAGGAAGACTTCCACTCAAGTATTGCAAAAAGAGTGTTTGCCCTACCATGTAAAGTAGAAGAGATTAAGACTCTTTTCCCTGAAAAAAGAAGTGCTGTTAAGGCAGTTACCTTTGGTATTCTGTACGGAGCTGGCGCTGATAAGATCAGTTCTGAGGTAACTAAAGAAACCGGGACTCTGTTCTCTGTTTCTGAGGCCGAAGAAGTTATTACTGATTACTTTAATACCTTCAAGAAACTAAAGAAGTGGATCGACGGGAACAAGAAGTTTATTCTTGAGAACGGGTTTATCTATAGCTTCTTTGGCAGAAAGCGCAGACTAGCCAACGTCTTCTCCGAAGACAGGGCAACAGTAGCGCATACTGTTAGGTCTGGAATTAACTTTCTAGTGCAGTCTCCCTCTAGTGACGTAAATGTGCTTGGAGCTATTGATATGCAAGCCTATATTGATGCTAAGGGAATGAAATCTCGTATATTTGCTCTTGTGCATGACTCTATTCTAGCAGAAGTTCCTGACGACGAGATTGAGGAGTACAAGAGTAAGCTCGAACACTTTATTCAAGTGGATAGAGGTGTGAGTATTCCTGGAGTACCAATTATGTGTGACTTTGAAATTGGAGAAGACTACTCCACAGGAAAGTTTGAAAAGACTTACGAAGACCTTGTATGATTTATACTTATAGAAATATTCCTAATATAGTATTTCCCATCTATCGACTGCATACAGACAATGTTAGTTTAGGAGATGGGATTTTATTTATAGAGGGAGAAATTCTAGATGATACAAACATGCCCGGAGAAAATCTAGGGCGCAGAAGGCTACAGACTCCTTTTGGCGGCTTATACAAGCTGTCAAAAGGGTCTTATGACTTAGAGTACTTATTTAAATATAAGCACTTTATTGATTCCTCTGGAAAAGTCTTTACATACGAAAAGACTTCTAGACAAGATTTAAAGTATTATAAGTTAAAGCTAGTAGAGAAGAAAGATATTAAATCACTACTATGGTTTTTTGATATCCCGTTTCCAATTGAGGCTACAAGGCCGCCTGACGAAAAATATCCTTTTGCCAGGATTCTCTGTCTTAACGGCCACCCTTGGTTTGTGTATGAATTTACCCTAGAGAAGGGTAAGGACACTAAGAGGAAAATATGAGTAAACCACGAAAGAGAGGCATACCACAACAAAACTTGGAGCTAGTATCAGTCGTTCCAAAGACCGATAATCAGCGAAAAGTTTTCGACTCTGACGGGCACCTTGTTTTACATGGTGTTGCAGGAACTGGAAAAACCTTTCTGAGCCTATACCTTGGGCTTAAACATTTATTTGAAGGTGAATGCGATAAGATCGTTTTAGTAAGAAGTGCTGTACCTACTAGGGACATAGGCTTTCTACCTGGCAATGATAAGGACAAGGCAGAAATTTATGAGAGCCCTTATAGGGATATATGCCAAGAATTATTTAGCAGAGGCGATGCTTACCAAATACTAAAAGCTAACAACCAAGTAGACTTTCGCACAACCTCTTTTATAAGAGGCACTACAATTAGAGACTCTGTTATAATTGTAGACGAATGTCAAAACATGACTATGCACGAACTCGACTCAATCATGACTAGAGTAGGAGATAACTGTAGAGTTATCTTCTCTGGTGATTTTAGACAATCAGACCTCAAGTCTAATGGCCTAAAAGACTTCTTCGCTATTCTTTCGAGCATGGGAGAATTTGACTACGTTGAGTTTACTGTAGATGACATAGTAAGAAGTGGCCTCGTTAAAAGCTACATAAAGGCAAAAAACAAGTATGAAAGCCGTTCTAAGCAATAGAATTTATCTGGACGTAACTCCTGAAATCCAATCGGAGCTAGATAAGGAACTCACGTATAGGATTCCTTCCTGGAATGAAGAAGCTCCCCCGGAGATCATAAAGAACATGGGGTTAATTCGTCCAGGTATAGTATCTATTCCAATAGGACGAACCGATCTAATACCTAAAAACCACGAAATAGTTGACAAAAGAGTTCTTGCCCCAGTTAAGTTTCCCGACTTTAAGTTTACTCTTCGACCGAGCCAAAAAGCTGTCTATGATGAGCTTGAAGACAACGCGATAATTAATGCGTGGGTTTCTTGGGGAAAGACCTTTACCGGTCTTGCAATTGCCGGAAAGCTCAAGCAAAAAACTCTTATAGTTACGCACACCATACCCCTGAGAAATCAGTGGGCCCAGCAGACCGAAAAGGTCTATGGATTTACTCCCTCTATTATTGGTAGTGGGTCATTTGATACTAGTAAGCCTATTACTGTGTCAAATATACAATCTCTGTATAGAAACATTCCTAAAGTATCTAGAGAATTCGGTACGATTATACTTGATGAAATGCACCACGTATCAAGCCCAACTTTTTCCAAGATTATAGATAGTAGTTATGCTAGGTATAAAATTGGGCTTAGTGGTACGATTCTCAGAAAAGACGGAAAACATGTAGTTTTTAGAGACTATTTTGGCAATAAAATATTTAAGCCAGAAAAAGAAAACTATATGATTCCCGAAATTCACGTAGTAGAGCCCGGAATACGTTTTCTAGACGGACTGCCTTGGGCTACTCGAGTCAACAAACTAGTAGAGATGGAAGAGTACCAAAGACTAATAGCAGTAATTGCTTCTAAGTACTCTTCTGAAGGGCATAAAGTGCTTGCTCTATCAGATAGGGTCCACTTTCTCAATATGGTAGGAAAACTAATAGGGGACTCTGCGGTAGTAATTACCGGAAAGGTTAAAGACAGGGAACAACTGCTAAATTCTATTAGCGGAAATAAAAATGTAATCTGTGGGACTCAATCCCTGTTTTCTGAAGGAATTTCTGAAGACGCACTAAGTTGCTTAATTCTTGGAACTCCTGTAAACAATGAATCCTTATTGACTCAGTTAATTGGGCGAGTAGTTAGAGAAAAAGCTGGCAAGAAAACGCCAGTAATTGTAGACATAAAGTTAGACGGAAAAACCGCTAATAGGCAATTTAATAGTAGGCTTGGCATTTACATAAAGGAAGGGTATAAGGTAAAGTACATATGAGAGAACTCAATAATATTAACAAAGAACTGCTGATTGAAGATGGTATCAATTGTCTGATAGAGAAGTGCTTTAATGCTTCTGATAAGGCAGGATGGTGGTCCGACCTAGCTGGCAACCCAAAAGAAAGAAATCAGGGCGAGATGCTGATGCTAATTGTATCTGAGATTGCAGAAGCCATGGAAGCCTGCCGTAGAAATCTTGAAAGTGATAAGCTTCCAGACTATTTAGGTGTCGAGGAAGAGCTTGCTGATGCTGTTATTAGAATTGCTGATTTTTGTGGTGGGTTTAACCTTGACCTCTCTGGGGCTATTCTTGATAAACTAGAGTATAATGCTACCCGAGCCGACCATAAGCTCTCTAATAGAGTTGCAGAAGGGGGTAAAAAGTGGTAAAGCTAATAGGTTTAACACAGCCAGTTCCCGGACTTGAGATTGCTACTAGTGCGGACCTTGTGGCCTATATGGCCCGAGTATCTAATCCTAAAAATCAAGGCAACACTAAGACAGCCAAAAAGCTTCTTAAGAGCCTTGTGCGAGATGCCCACTGGAGCCCTCTCGAAATGGTAAATCTAGTAATCGAAATCGAAACTACTAGAGATATTAGTCGGCAAATTGTTAGACACAGAAGCTTTTCTTTTCAGGAGTTTTCTCAACGGTATGCAGTAGTGGATAATCCACCCATACTTAGAGAAGCGAGACTGCAAGATACTAAAAATAGGCAAAATAGTGTTGACAGCCAAGACGCTAATCTTAATGAGTCTTGGAATATGCATCAAGCACAGGTTTATAACCTAGCAAAAGAAAAGTATAGCTGGGCTATAGAGCATGGTATAGCCAAAGAGCAGGCTAGAGTCGTACTCCCAGAAGGCAATACGTATACTCTAATGTATATGAATGGAACCCTACGTTCCTGGGTTCATTATTGCCTACTTAGAATGGGAAATGGGACTCAAAAAGAGCATAGTAAAATCGCATCAGATTGTTGGGATATTATTAAGGAACACTTCCCAAATATTGCTGAAATTGCCCAGGAACTTGAAAGCGGCAACAAATATAAGATTGCTCTCGTCAACTTCATGGAACAGTATATGCCGGATACCTTACACAAAATAAAGCTTGACTTTCAACGTTTTGTGTGATAGAATGACTATTCTGTACGATTGGAATAAGATAAATAGAGCCGCTAATAGGCAGATAAAAGATATCATAACTATACTGGATATGATAACGTATAACAGAAAGCCTCGAAGCTCTAAAGACTCAAGATGTAAATTTTACGGGCGCGACTTTAGCGGTCTATCGTATTTACTTAATCCAAAAGAACTACTAGAGGATAGAGGTAGCTACACAAACAAAGAAGTGGCTCAGTATATAGCTCTAGCTAGCTTTAGAAGTCATGCAGAATTTGTAATGACTGGGAATAAAAGCTTGAGTCTAATAAAAAACCCAGTACCGATTAAACTAATTGAAAACAACCGCTTGCTACAGATTGACAACAGCATTAAATTTCTGTACGAAGAAATAAAGGAGATATAGATGGCTTTAGGATTTGCAAATCAAAAGGGTTCTGCTCAGAAGAGCAGCCTTAACACTTACAAGATTAAGGACGGTGAACAGACTATTCGTATCGTTGGCGACATTCTCGCTCGTTACGTCTACTGGGTCAAGGGCGAAAACAATAAGGATATTCCTTTTGAGTGCCTTGAATTCAACCGTGACACCGAAACATTTGACCGTGCTGAGCAGGATTACGTAAAGGAGTACTACCCAGACATTAAGTGCGGGTGGGCGTACGCCGTACAGTGTATTGCCGATGGCAAGATCGCTGTGTTTAATCTAAAGAAGAAGCTTTGGGAGCAGATTATTACTGCCGCCGAAGACCTTGGAGACCCTACTGACCCCGATACGGGTTGGGATGTTGTCTTCGAAAAGAAGAAGACTGGTCCTCGTCCTATCAACGTAGAGTACACACTAAAGGTTCTTCGTTGTAAGAATCGTGCTTTGAACGCTGAAGAGCGTGCTCTAGTTGATGGTCTTAAGTCTATGGAAGAAGTTATCCCCCGCTCTACACCAGAGGCGCAAAAGACTCTTCTTGACCGTATTCGCCAAGGAGCTAACGGTGGGAACACCGATAATGAGTCTATCGACGAAGAATTCTCAGTAGACTAATATATACAGCGGGGGCGTAACTGCCCCCGCATTTTTATCAGGAGTATTATGATTCTCTTTATTGCGGATATACATATAAAACTAGGGCAAAAGAATGTTCCAGTAGAGTGGGCTAAGCAAAGGTATCATTCCTTCTTTCAGCAAGTGTACAATATAACAGCTTCTAAAATGATTTTAGGAGGCGATATATTTGATAGATTGCCAAGCATGGAAGAACTTGAGCTATACTTTTCCTTTGTTAAGGGAATCTCTATTCCTACATATATCTATAGTGGGAACCACGAATCTACTAAGCGCGGTAAGTCTTTTATGAGCTTTCTAAAAGAAGCCACAAATCAGATCAACCCTTTGGTACAGATAGTGGACGAGGTACTAACAACAGAGGATTTCTCAATTGTACCGTACGAATTTATACACACAGTGGACTGGGCTAGTCTTCCCCAACATCCTATATACACTCACGTTCGCGGAGAGATTCCGCCGCACGTCAAACCAGAGATAAACTTAGAGCTACTTGATAGATTTCCTATAGTTTATGCCGGAGACTTACATTCCCATGGTAATACACAAAGAAATATAATCTATCCCGGCAGCCCGATGACCACATCTTTCCACAGAAACCTAGTAGATACTGGGTATCTTCTTATAGATGGGGTTAATTGGACTTGGCATAGCTTTGACCTACCCCAGTTACTCCGAAAGACTGTTTCAAACCAAGCAGACATGGTTGCTAGTGATTACCACCACACGATCTATGAGCTTGAGGGTGACTTAGTAGACTTATCAAATGTAAAAGCTAACGACTTACTAGACAAAAAGCTAGTGAAGAAAAGTTCAGACACTGCACTAGTTCTTACAAAAGAAATGACTGTGGAGCAAGAGTTAGTAGAATATTTATTATACATTCTGGAACTACCCGAAGAAAAGGTGCCAGAACTAGTAGGAGTATACCATGATAAAATTAAAAAGACTGACATGGGATAATTGTTTTAGTTACGGCAAAGACAACTACCTAGACCTAGACGAAAATACAATAACACAGATTATTGGGTTAAATGGGGCGGGCAAGTCTTCTATTCCGCTTATTATCGAGGAAGTTTTATTTAGCAAGAACTCCAAGGGCATCAAAAAGTCAGAGATAGCAAATAGAAACTCCAATGGAGAATCTTACACAATATCGCTATCATTTGATATATCTGATACCGAGTACGTACTAAGAGTAACTAGAGGATCAACCTTAAAAGTTACTTTACTAGAAAATGGAGAAGATGTTTCTAGCCACACAGCTACCAATACTCTAAAAACAGTGCTTGATCTACTGGGCATGGACTTTAAAACAATGTCCCAGTTATTCTACCAAAATACAAATGCTAGTCTACAATTCCTAACTGCTACCGACACCAATAGAAAAAAGTTTCTTATTGATCTACTGCACTTAGAAGGATACGTAGAGTTATTTGAAGTATTTAGAGAGGCCGTAAAAGAAAGCGCTATTGTAGTTTCTGGGGAAGAAGCACGTGTAACTACCATAGAAAAATGGTTGGCCACAAATAAATTGGAGGCTACGGAAGTACTCCCCCTGCTAAATTTAGATATTTCGTCGGAAAAAGAAGAGGTTGCATTGGGTTCTTTAACGAAGGAACTTGAAAATATCTCGGATAAAAATCGAAAAATATCTATAAATAATGACAATATCGACCGACTAGCAAAGATTGATTTTTCCGAATATTCTAGAATACAAGCTTTTGAGGTTCTACCCTACGATTTGGAGCAGCAAGAACTTGGGGCAAAAAAGGCTCAGATAGTTACTGTAAAGAAGTCTATAGCTAAGCTTGAGGGGCTTGGGGACCAGTGCCCTACTTGTGAGCAAGATATTGCTCCCGACTTCAAGCAAAGACTAATAGAGGAAGACAGAGTAAACCTTACTACACTAGAAGCAGACATTACTGATCTAGAGAGTAAAATATCCTCTATTCAAACCAATAACAACGCCTTCAACAAAAAGGTAAAGCTACAAAAAGACTACGAAGATGCTTTAAGGTCAGTAGATAAGTCTCTACCCACAACGCTTCTTGACAGGCAAGAATACGAGACAAAAATAGCTGGGCTAAAAACTACGATAGCCCAGACTAAAGCTAAAATTACTGCAATTATAAAGACTAATGAGGATAGAACCAAACAAAATACTCGTATTCAAGTAATTCAGGAACAAACAGACAAGTTTATTCTAGAACTTGAGAGCGCCAGAAAGAGCCTAGATATTGAGTCAGATAAGCTATCAAAGCTAGAAGTGCTTAAAAAGGCTTTTAGTTCTAATGGCCTTATTGCCTACAAGATCGAGAACCTGATCAAAGAACTTGAAGAGCTAACAAATAAATATCTCGCTGAACTATCTGATGGTAGATTTACAATTGAGTTTGTGGTCTCTAACGATAAGCTAAACGTAGAAGTTACCGACTTCGGAAAAACAGTGGATATTCTAGCATTGTCTAGCGGAGAGTTGGCAAGAGTTAACACAGCCACTCTACTTGCACTTAGAAAGCTAATGAATAGCATATCTAAGTCAAAGTTAAATGTGCTGTTTTTAGATGAAGTTATTAACGTATTAGATGAAACCGGTAAAGAGAAACTAGTAGAAGTGCTATTAAATGAGGATTTAAATACCTTTATTGTTTCACATAACTGGACACACCCATTACTCGCAAAGATCGAAGTGATCAAAGACGAGAACGGTGTAAGTCGAATAGAAAGGTAGAATGGTAGATTCACGAGCAAAAGGAGCGCGTGGGGAATATCTAGTAAGAGATTTACTTAGAGACCGTACCGGGTTACAATTTGAGAGAGTCCCTTTATCCGGGGCTCTTGAATACTTAAAAGGGGACTTATACGTTCCTAATAGAAATAACGTTTTTTGTATAGAAGTAAAGAACTACGCTGATTCACCATTGACAGACAAGTTGTTTACACAAGAAAAGACTAATAATCTAGTTAAATGGTGGATAAAGATACGCCATCAAGCATCAAATGCATCTCAAGAACCCTTGCTGTTTTTTAAGTATGACAGGTCTAAGGTATTTGTTGCTACAGCGAAAAAGCCAGAGAATACTGAAAAGTTTCTTTACATTGGCTGGTTATTGTGTTATATTATACTGGCCGAAGAGTGGTTAGACAAAGAGAAGGTTGAGTTTATAAAATGAAGTTTGCAAATGCAATGAAAGAGAGACCTTCAGGAAATTTGATGGTTGTAGATGCTTTAAACCTAGCATTTAGGTATAAGCATAGCAAGAAGCTAGTTTTTGCTACCGAGTATAAAGATACGGTCAAGTCACTAGCAAAGTCTTATAACTGCGGCTCAATAGTAATTGCAGCAGATTGGGGCAGAAGCACTTTTAGACGAGAAATCTTTCCCGAATATAAGGCAAATAGACAAGATCTAGTTAACGCTCAATCAGAAGAAGAAAAGCGAGAGGCCGAACTATTTTTCGAAGAGTACGAGCGCACTCTAGAGGTGCTTTCCGAGGAGTTTCCCGTATTCAGATATAAGGGAGTAGAGGCCGATGATATCGCAGCTTGGATTGTTAGAAGCAATGACAAGTTTGCTTATGATACTATCTGGCTTATTAGTTCTGACCGAGACTGGGACCTTCTTATTAGAGAGAATGTGAGTAGATTTTCTTATATTACTAGAAAAGAGACTACTCTAGAGACTTGGGACTACGATGTACCTCCGGAGCACTATATCTCATATAAATGCTTGATTGGAGACAAGGGAGACAATATTCCAGGGATTACAGGTATTGGACCCAAGAAAGCTGTAAAGCTAATTGAGGAGTATGGAGACGCCTTCGATATTCATGCGGCTTGTCCTATTCCTAGTTCTTACAAGTATATCCAGACTTTGAACGAATACAAAGACCAACTATTAGTTAATTATGAGCTAATGGATTTAATAACTTATTGTGAAGAAGCAATTGGTCAGTCCAACGTACTGGACTTACAATGGAGACTAAATGAATATAGATTACAACAGGGATAAGTTGCTATCTCCTTTTGGAATAGCAACTGTCAAGGATAGGTATCTAGTAGCAGGAGAGACTTCTCCCCAAGACGCATTTGCAAGAGCCGCTAAGGCTTTTGCGGACGATGATGCTCACGCACAAAGGCTTTACGATTACGCTAGTAATCTGTGGTTTATGTTTAGCACGCCTATTCTTTCCAATGGGGGAACCACAAGAGGCTTGCCGATTAGTTGTTTTCTAAATTATGTACCAGATAGCCGAAAGGGTATTACAGGACATTACGAAGAAAATGCTTATCTAAGCTCCGTTGGTGGAGGTATTGGAGGGTACTGGGGAGACGTTCGTGGTGTTGGGTCTAAGACTTCTCATGGGTCAGAGTCCACAGGAGTAATTCCCTTTATAAAGGTAGTAGACGCTGAAATGCTAGCGTTTTCTCAGGGAGTTACACGCCGTGGCAGCTACGCAACGTACCTCGATGTGAGCCATCCGGAGATTGAAGAGTTTCTCGATATAAGAAAGCCGACTGGTGGAGACATTAATAGAAAGTCTACTAATCTTCATCACGCTGTAATTATTCCCGATAAGTTTATGCAGCTCATAAAGAATGCTGCTGAAATTCCGGGCTTTGACGACAGTTGGCCTCTAATTGACCCTAACAGTGGAAAAGTTGTTAAAGTAATTCCAGCTAAGGTAATCTGGGTTAAAATTCTGGAAAACAGAGTTGAGACCGGCGAGCCCTACATTATGTTTAAGGACGCTGTAGATAGAGCAGTGCCTGAGTGGCTTACAAAACTAGGGCTCGAAGTACATCACTCTAATCTATGTACTGAAATTGTTCTTCCTTCAAACGAAGACAGAACCGCAGTATGCTGCCTTTCTAGTGTCAATGTGGAAGAGTATGCCAGTTGGAAAGACAACGAAGACTTTATTCCAGACATTATCAGAATGCTGGATAACGTTCTGACTCACTTTATTAAAAATGCCCCACCTGAGCTACATAAAGCAAAGTATAGTGCTGAAAGAGAGCGTAGTATCGGGCTAGGAGCAATGGGGCTCCACGCATATTTCCAGAGGAACAATGTCGCATTTGAAAGCGTTTTCGCTAAGAAACTTAATAAGGACATTTACAGGCACATTAAGAAGGAAGCTCTTAGAGCCGATAGTATTCTTTGTGCTGAACGTGGTCCAGCTCCTGATGCAGTGGGTTATAATAGGCGCTTCAGCCATCTTCTTGCTCCTGCTCCCAATGCTAGTAGTAGTATTATTTGTGGTAATACTAGTCCCAGTAATGATCCTTATACTGCTAATGCCTTTACTCAAAAGACCAAATCAGGGACAGCTCTTCTAAAGAACGAGTACCTGGAGCACCTACTTCAAGAGTATGATATGGATACTGATGAAGTTTGGAAGGATATTATTACTAGTGAGGGCAGTGTACAGCACTTAGATTTTCTTAGTCAGCATGACAAGGATGTATTTAAGACTGCACAAGAAATAGACCAAAGATGGGTAATTGAGTTAGCTGCGGATAGAACAGAAGATATCTGTCAATCACAAAGCGTAAACTTATTTTATTCCCCTGAAGTAAATAAAAAGAAGCTACATGATGATCATTTAGCTGCTTGGAGTAGAGGAATGAAGACCCTCTACTATATTAGAAGTAAAGCTATGAAACGTGCAGAGAATATCTCTGTAGAGGTGCAAAAGAGTCAGTTTCCTACTGAAAACGATTGCGTTGCTTGTGAGGGCTAAATGTTAACAGAGAGCAGAGAATACTTTAAACCATTCGAATACCCTTGGGCATTTGAATACTATAAAACCCAGCAACACATGCATTGGCTTCCTCAGGAAGTCCCGGTTGCAGATGACCTAAAAGATTTCAGAGATAAGCTATCTCCAGGTAGCCAAAATCTTGTTAAGAAGCTATTTAGGTTCTTCACTCAAGCGGATAGTGATGTTGCGGGAGGTTATGCTGATCACTACCTTCCAACATTTAAGCCTCCTGAAGTAAGAATGATGCTTTCAGCTTTTGCCTCTATGGAAGGAGTGCACCAAGAAGCATACTCTCTACTACTAGAGACTCTCGGGCTTCCCGATGACGAGTATAAGAAATTCATGGAAATTAAAGCCATGATGGAAAAGCACGAGTACCTAAGCAACTTTGGTATGGACACTAAAGAAAATATTGCTAAGACATTGGCAATTTACAGTGGATTTACCGAGGGAGTTCAGCTATTCTCCAGTTTTGCTATTTTGCTTAACTTTCCTAGACATAACCTGATGAAGGGCATGGGCCAGATTATTACGTGGTCCGTTCGAGATGAGTCTTTACATGTGGAAGGAATGAGCCGTCTGTTTAGAGAGTATATCTCAGAAAACCCAGAGATATGGACTGATAGCCTAAAGTACGATATCTACTGTGGGGCGGAGCGCTGTGTAGAGCTAGAAGATGCTTTCATCGACACATGCTTTGAAGAAGCCGAAGTGCCTGGGCTAACACCCGAAGAAGTAAAACAGTATATTAGGTATATTGCTGATAGACGACTTCTAGGGCTTGGCCTAAAGAAAATCTTTAACAGTGATAAAAATCCACTAGATTGGCTTGACTATATTCTTAATGGAGTAGAGCACACAAACTTCTTTGAGAACAGATCAACAGAGTATGCTAGAGCATCGACTTCTGGCAATTGGTCCGAGCTGTTTAAGTAAAAATAAACCCCCGCAGGCAACTGCGGGGGTTTTTCTCATTTAGAAAGTAACTTAATAACTTCTTTATTTCTTTTATCGCACATTTCTACGATAGAAATTGCGTCGGCTGTGTTGCCGTTGGCCTTATCTAAATTAGCTGTTTGAGAGTCTAATGCAGCCCCTAAGTCTCCAACAGTGGACCCCGGTGCGAGAGGCTTAACTCCCGGAACTTTAGCCCTAGTTTGTGCTGGAATAGAAGAAGAGCACTCAATTGCCAGAGCAGCTAGGCGTTGATTCGTACTTGCACAACCCGCGGTTAATACTAGCGACGAGCTCAGGAGTAAGCTTATCATTAGCCCCTGTACTGTTTTTAATTGATGAAACATTTGTATTATTGATCCCTTCTATCTTAGAGTCTCTTGCCTTAGAGGCAGTGATAATTTTTACTGTATCCCTAGCAAGGCCAGTCTCTTGTTGTGCTTTTACAGCCTCTCCTCTGCTTAAAGCCGCTGCTACCTCCGCTTTTTCTAGCCTACTCTCTTTCCACCCAAAAGGATCGTAGAGCCATCCTCCAACCACAATAATACCAATTACTAGTAAAATTCCAGCCGCTATTCTAATATAATTCATTCTTCATTCTCCGATAGTCTGCCTGTCGCCTTAACTATGTATGGCTTAACTGAGCTGGGTTTATTTGTGTAGAAAGGCCTTCTAGCTGCCATAAATCTAGTCTTGGATATTCTAGTTATAGTTACTGCGTCAGATTGATTTCCTCCGAGTACGTGATAAGCAGTAGCGTCTTCTGCCACGTAAAAGCCAACGTGACCCCCACCATTTCTCACAAAAACTAAAACATCGCCTAAACCCGGTGTACTAGACACAGTGCCAAACTTAGCCCAGTTTCTAGCCCATAGTGGGTTTTCTACTACATCTTTTCCAGCTCTTTTGACGACTACTGCAGCAAACAAGCCACACCAAGGAATACTATCGTCTGAGTAGGTTTTAGTCACACCCACTTCTTTTGCCCAGTCTAGAATAACTTTGTTGCTTCTAGGCCCCGGAGTTTCTAGTGTTCCAAGCAGCTTTACTCCTTCGAGAATAGTCTTTGGGAGACTTAAATCAGATAACCAGTTATAATCACTCACTTTTTCCTTTCCATCCTGCCGCTAACTTAGCGTAGTCAAGTACTGAGGCTCCTGCCATATACAATGTGTCAACAATGATCTTGGCGCCAATAAGTGCAAGAGCTATCCATTTTAGTACGTCATTGTCTTCTACCTTTAGTATGATTGTAGTTAGGGCTGCCGCGTAAAATATAGCACTGATAAATGTGTACCACCGCCTGTAAAACCAGCCTCTTTCGGGGGGAGTTTGATCGTCCATGTTTTCCTATTTAAACTTAGGACCTCCTACCCATGCAACTAAACTTTTTCGTATTCCAGAAGTAACCGGAGTTACTCTATGTAAAGTAAAAGATGGAAATGCCGTTAATAGACCTTTCTTTCTTTCTACTTTAGTAGGAATAGAAGATACAAATAGTTCTAAGTCGCCCCCCTCATATTCCGAAGGGTCACTTAGTTGCAAGACTAGGCTAAGCTTTCTTGGGGGAAGATCTGATAGCATCTTATCAAGATGCCAGTCATAGTGAGACCCCGTTTCATCATAAACTGTAAATTGTAGCTGCTCAAAGAACCCAGTTAGTTCAAAGTCAAAAAACTCTCCATTTAACTGTCTAGCCATATGGGCCAGCTTAGAATAGATAAAGTCTGTTTCTGACATATGCCCTAACCACGAATTTCTACTGTTTCTAATGGTAGGCTCTAGTTCTCCACCGGAAATTATAGAGTTGTTAGTAGGCATAGAGTTACCTATGCTCACTATTCTATCTATTTCTTCATCAGTAAATGCTTGATGCCAAAAAGCGTGAGTAGAGTCTTTGGTAGCAATAGAAGGAGAAGGGGCTAGTTGATACATTATACTTCTACCCAGGATAGAGTTGGCTCATCCCAAATGTAGACCCCTTCTGAAGGCCTAGGTACCGGAGGGTCGTAGAGTAGTGTAGTCGGGTTTAAGGACCAACTAGAATACGGCTTAGGGGGTATAAAAGCATCAAACTCTACATTATAAGTAAAGCCTTCGCCAGCATACCTTTTACGAAACGTACCATTATAGCTAGTTTGTACCCAGGTTGTGTCTTGCCCTAGTAAGTTTTTACAAAACTCAATACCTTTAGCTTCCGACTCAACTTCATTGTCGATTATATCAGTATTAGCTACTACTATTACTCTTGTAACTACGTTGTTTTCATTTATTTCGGCAAAGTGTGCCATAGTGTTTCCAATCTATTACGAAACTGTAAAAGTTCCAGAGCTATTAAAAGTATGTATGGTGTAGCCACCGCTTGTTGTCACGTCACCGCCAGTGCAGCTAGCTGTTCCGGTTAAGTATCGTACAATAACGATACCCGAACCACCATTTGCGCCAGCACTAAAGCTTCCGCCCCCGCCTCCGCCACCCCTGTTTGCAGTGCCTGCTGCTGCCGTACCACTTCCACCCCCACTTCCAGTACCCCCGCCTCCGGTTCCTCCAGTACCCGGAGTATTTTGTCTTCTAGCGCCTCCACCACCTCCTCCAGCATACGTAATAGAAGAGCCCGATATAGAAGAGGCCAGTCCAGCTCCCCCATTGCCTCCTCTAGTAGTCTGACCGTTTTCACCTACCGCACCAGCACCACCCCCTCCAGCAGGGGTTCCTCCACCTGCATTATTAAACGGGGCGCCCCCAATATTACCTTGGCCAAATGTTGCGGCACCACCAGGTGTGTGTACAGGACCAGGAGCCATGGTACCACCACCACCAGAACCACCAGCTCTACCAGCAGAGTTTACACCATCGTTGACACGACCCCCACCGCCTCCACCAATTGCGGCTAAAATAGATGCGATACTACTGTTGGTGCCATCCCCTCCGAAGACGTTCACGTTTCCTCCAGTTCCCCCAGCACCAACTGTTATTGAATAAGAACCAGCTGTAAGAAGTAACTGTGCTCCAGTAAGCAAACCACCAGCACCACCACCGCCCCCACCATAGTTGTCAAATCCGTTTGGTCCGCCGCCTCCACCACCTCCTCCAACTAGTAGATATTCAAAGGCAAAAGTAGGATTTGAAGTTATTACAAAGTTTCCACTGCGGGTAAAGATGTGCAGGGTGTATAAGCCATCTGTAGTTACTCGACCGCCGTTAGCTTTGTAGGCCCCAGTTAGGTATTTAATAACTACTAAACCGGCCCCCCCATTACCTCCCTTCGTACTAATAACATTACCTAGTGTAACGGCCCCACCGCCCCCACTACCTGACCCCCCAGCCCCATTGTTGCCAAAACTTTCGACTGAGCCACCTGCCCCACCGCCAGATGATGCGGAACCTCCAGTACCACCAGAGCCTCCGCCTCCTCCGCCTCCAAAATTCATAGGGGATCCTGTTATATTTATTACAGTACCACTGCCTCCAGCGCCTCCAATGCTAGAAGATGCGTTTCCTCCCCCAGCACCAGCACCTCCTCCGCCACCACCACTAACTGAGGCGTCTTGGACAAACGTTCCTGAACCACCATTATTTAATGTACCAACGCCAACATTTGATCCAGTAAAGGCGCCCATACCACCGCCATTATAGCCATTTCCAGCATCATTATTGTAGGTTCCACCCCCACCGCCTCCTTCAGAGGTAAGGCCATTAAAAGTAGTATTTCCACCGCTAGGTCCAGTTCCCCAACCGTGTATGCCCTCTCCACCAGCTCCAACAACAATTGAGTACGTTCCTACAGATAAAGAAGGTATACTTCCGGTTCTTACGCGACCAGCACCTCCACCACCTCCGGCAGTGTTAAGATAATACGCACCACCACCAGCACCTCCACCACCTACCATTAGGTAAGTTATCGTTGGGTCTATAGGCGCATAGGCGAGTGCCCCATAAGCTCTTGCAGCTGTAGTAGAAAATCTGGTGATAAGAGGCATTATTTCCAAGTTACCTGTGCCGCTAAAGCCTTGAACGTAGCATTAGCAGTCTTTACGATTGTTATCGTATATATATCTATAGCATTAACATTTCCGGAAGTTGGGGCTGTACCACCCTGCCATGTAGGAGTAATTGTAACTCCATCAATTTGCAGAACGGTCTGATAGTATGCAGTGGCTCCATTAGTATTCATTAGCACCACGGTTATGGCTTCTCCAATGGCTAAAACAGTATTTGCTGAGGTTGATGCACTGCCTCTAATATTTAGTGTCCAGTTCCCTGTGGCATTAGGAGTACAGTAGAGAACAGATTGAGTTAAAAAGTCATAGTTTATTGTACCTGCGGCAGCAGAAGCTAAAGTTACTTTTTCTATACCATTTTTAACCCACATACCTACATCTGTAGCAGATCCCTGAAAAGTTTGCCTTTCTGTATATGTCCAAGCAGACGTAGGCCCTCCTGGACCGGTTGCTCCAGTAATTCCTGTGGGCCCAGCTATTCCGGTTGCTCCAGTAACTCCGATTGGGCCAGTAGGACCAGTTATTCCGGTTGCTCCAGTAATTCCGGTCGGTCCCGTTGGGCCAGCTACACCAGTTGCTCCAGCAGTACCAGTTGGTCCCGTGGGGCCGGTAACTCCTGTTGCTCCAGTAATACCCGTAGGTCCTGTCGGTCCTGTTGGTCCCGTAGGCCCAGCTACTCCGGTTGCTCCAGTTGGTCCCGCTGGGCCAGTTGGCCCTGCAGGTCCTGTTCCTCCCGGTCCAGTAGGTCCAGCTACACCAGTTGCTCCAGTTGGTCCTGTAGGGCCGGCTGGGCCTGTTCCGCCCGGTCCAGTAGGTCCAGCTACACCAGTTGCTCCAGTTGGTCCAGCAGGACCAATAGGTCCCGCAGGTCCTGTTCCGCCTGGACCCGTTGGGCCAGCTATTCCAGTTGCTCCAGTTGGTCCAGCCGCACCAGCGGTACCAGTTGCTCCAGCATACCCTGCTAGTCTAATATCCCAGCTAACGTAAGGCCCCGCGTCTACGGTACCACCAACTGTATCTACTAGTACCGTAATACTAAGACCAGAGATTCCGGTGATTATGCCCTGCATAAAGTTGGTTCTAACAAGTGTAGAAGTTGTTTGTACTCTGTCACCGACAACAAAAGCATTGACTATATTAGCTACCCAAGTCTTGCTGCCTAGTTGGTTTAAATTCGTAGTTGTAGAAGTTACCGAATATCCAAGGCCTGTGGCTCCTGTAATTCCGGTAGGTCCAGTTGGCCCAGTAGGCCCAACTATACCGGTTGCTCCGGTAAGTCCAGTTGGCCCAGTTATACCGGTTGCTCCTCCTGGTCCAGTAGGGCCAGCTGCCCCAGTATTACCAACAACTCCGGTAGCCCCAGTAATTCCAGTAGGCCCAGTAGGTCCCGCAGTACCGGTTGCTCCGGTAACTCCGACTGGTCCGGTAGGTCCAGTTACTCCAGTCGGACCAGTTAAACCGGTTGGGCCAGCAGGACCTGTTGCTCCAGGACCTCCAGTAAGCCCGGTTAAACCAGTAGGACCCGTTGGTCCAACTACTCCGGTTGCTCCAGTAACTCCAGTTGGCCCAGTCGGCCCAGTAACTCCAGTTGCTCCGTTTGCTCCAGTTGCTCCGTTTGCTCCAGTGGGCCCGCCAGGACCAGTAGGACCAACTGGACCTACTACACCCTGAGGCCCAGTTAATCCGGTTGGTCCAGCAGGTCCTGTTACTCCAGTTGCTCCATTTGTTCCAGTTAAGCCAGTTGGCCCTGCAGCGCCTGTTGGTCCACTAGGTCCGGTTGCTCCAGTTAAACCAGTTGGGCCAACTATTCCAGTTGCTCCAGCCGGCCCAGCAACACCAGCGGGACCTACACCACCAGTAGCGCCAGTTGCTCCTCCAGGAGAGCCTGTTGCTCCTACAGGGCCAGTAGGTCCTGTAGGTCCAACTCCAATTGCACTTGATAGCTCTAGTTGTATAGTTTCTGCAACCACACTTAATGAGGTAATGCCTAGCTCTAGTTCAATCATCTAGTTACCTCAGGAGTAATTATAACCTTACCCTCTAGAGCCCGAGTTGTGGAGGCCCCATAAACTTCAACGTCATAAAAATATGTGCCAGGAAGAATTGCACTGCTAGTAGCCGCTGGCATACTAAGCATAAATTCTCCAGTTGCAGCATTTACTACAGTGCCGGTAAAAGAAGCAATAACTGTGCCAGAAGATTTAGTTTGTCTTATTTGTCCTCGGATATTATATCCAGTAAGGTTCATGTTTACTTTATCTTGTCTAAAGGTTAGCTTCATATTGAAGTCGGACCCTTGGTCAATTATTAGATTATGCTTTGCAGACGCCATTTTTTATCCTAACTAGAGTAAACTAGTGCCTCACCTAAATAGATACGAGAAACTTGAGTATCTCCTATATAAAAATTAACTGGTGTATATGTACCTACTTTTATATAGTATAGTACTGATTCTAACATACCCCAAGAGTTGCCCCACGAGGTAGACCAGGAAGTCCCCCATGAACTCGTCATGCGGGACCCCAAGGATTAAGGTCTGTTCCTTCTCCATCTATAGGATAATCATTAACTTTCGCAATATTAACCTTAGGTGGTGTGGTATTCATAGCAGCTAGAACAGCAGCAGCATTTTGTTCCGATGAAGGAATACTACCACTTGCTGTAACTACAGTGGATGCAGCTGACTGAATTAGGAGAGCTTGGACTCCGGCAGTGTAGGCAATTGGGTCTCCGGAGGGTCCTCCAATAAGATTCCCTCCAGCAACTCGGGCGACGTAGTCACCGGCGGGAAAACGCAATTGCCAAGTCCCCAATAGTTCGATGGTGAGTCCGACCTGGACTCCGGGTCCGAGGTTTTTAAGACCGGACCCCGATGCGATCGGTTCATATAGTATGCCCTCTAAAGAAGCTTGCGCTGCTTTGCACGCTGCGTATAAAGTGCTGCAATCAACATTAACAGTGCCCGTATCCACCTCTATTTTCGTCGTACCAAATTGAAAAGTAAAGGGTGCAAGATAATAGGCCATTATTATACATCCAAGTTACGAGAAGCATTTACAGATGCGCCAGCGTTAGTTACGCTCAAGCTAGTAGTAAACGGAATAATGGGAGAGCCCCCAGAACCCCTACGAACGTCAACTCTAGCAGTAAAGTTAGAAGCAAAGATAAAGCTAACTCCCTCAGATACTGATGTAGTAGCTATATCAATATAAGGAACGAATACATCATCAGCAGTAACAATATTAGATGTTAGCGCTGGAGACAACCCTAAGAAGGTCTTTGTGCCTGCATTAAATGACGTATAAGTATACCTGACTCCCTTAATTCGAATTACTCCGCTTGCTGGAGTATCCGTCTTAATTGACTCTACTATAGTTAGTGCTGTTGCACCACTTGAAGCAGCCACAGGAGTATATTCGTCCTTTAGAATAGCACCACCACTGTCTCTCGCAACTAGCACTCTGTCTCCACTAACTAGATTTCCTACTGTAATAGAAACTAGTGTAGGAGGTACTTGGCTAGTACCATCATGAGCAATAAGCTGATATCTAGTAGACTCTCCAGCAAGGACTCCAGTTAGCGCCCAACCACGTGCTACGAAGAACGTACCACCAGCAAATGTACCAAAAGGAGCCGCCGGAATTTCCGTATAAGCAGCATTTAGAACACGGTAACGCCAGCCAGGAATACTATTAAGTGTGGCGGTACTAGTTTCACGTGTTAAGTACTGAAGGTACTGGTAGGCCTCTTGTAGCGTACAACCACCAGATAAAGCAATAGTACCTTTGTAAGCCTTAGACCCATTACCATTGCCCAAATCTAGGTTTGTGTCCCCAAAAGTAACAGTAACTTTAGTTGATAGTAATGCGGCGTTAGCCTCACTAAGTACGATATTAGAGTCAAGTGCTGTTGAAAGAGCGGCGTTGTTCTCACCACCCGCTGCCAAGTTAGCGTCAAAGTGAGAATAGGTTTGTCCCCACTTACGACTAAAGGCTGTAACGTTACCAGAGTCTATAAAGGCTCCTGCCGTTTTAACTTTAACAAGAACCTGAATATGTCCATCCGACCAAAACTTAGTAATTTTTGAGCCGTTTTGAACAACGTAAACAGGGCTAGCAGCAACGATACCACCGATAGTCTTAAGTCCGGAGTACTGAACATCTGAATTAGCTTGTTTAATTGAACCGAAGTTAATATACTGAGCTGCCGTATCGTCAATATTGAATGCTACGCTACCACTTGTAAGTAGGTTAAGCCTTGAGGCAACAGCAGCATCTCTTGGTCCGTCTAGCTTAGATGGATTTGGCGCAAGAATATCTAGTAGGTCATTACCACTAGCTACCGCATCATCCGCCAAGTCCTGAAGCCATGCGTGTAGTTCTAGTACACTGTATATGACAGTACCACTAGTATGGCGAATATCGCCAGTAGTACTGACTGAAAAGTCGTCGAATATTGCCATAGTACCTCCTATGTGCTACTAGACTAGTCTAGTTGTTGGTTTGCCGTTTGGCTATTGTTACTTGCGGTCAGTGTTGTGGTAGTTCTCCATTCTTGGTAGACAGGAGACCCGGTGCCTTTTCTAACTACTATTTCAACAGGTATATCAGTAGTGTAAGTGTAAGTGTATACTCTAGATGTTCCAGATATAGTTTCATTAACAAGCACCGCTTGAGTACTGCTATTGCGAACTAAAAGCCTAGAACCAGATACTATGTTATTTATAGTCAGACTGTAAGAAGCAGCAGGGCTATAGTAAGTAGCATCATCAGCTTGCATTCTAGCAAACCCGGGAATTTCATTACCAGCGGTGTCTATGACTCGTACACCCTTTAGAGACGCCCCAACAGAGCCAAATAAAGTACCACGCTGTGTTTCAAGATTAGTACCAACGCCTACAACCATTACTGGCCACGCAAGGTTGTGAAAGCCCCCAAGGGAGTAAGAGTTTTGTGCTGTTTGCCACGATAGAAATTGAGCAACCTGGGCTGCGGAAGTTCCTATAGGGGCAGTTACTGTAATACTCCACGTTTTACTATTCCAAGATACTGGACTAGCTCCGTGGTTTGTCACGGTGATGCCAAGCGCACCGGGGTCGGCGTCTGCAATTGCCGCGGCGTCGCTTTGGCTCAGCGGGAACGCCGCACCGCTCTCTGTCAACGTGAAAGGCGTTTCAACCTCATCCCAGCCGGGGCGACGAACCCGCAAAGTTACTCCGGTGTCGGCATACCAGGCTGGATAAAGCCTCGGCAGGGTGTGCGGCTTAATATCGAGCAGGCGACCGTCGCTGTTCCTGAAAATCGCCGCCATCGACCCGGCGGTCATGTTGGTCAGGGAGACCTGTGGTTCGTTGTAGGGATAGTAGTTGTCGGCGATCAGTTGCTGGGTGGTATTGCCGAAAATGCTGACACCCCGCAGGAGGTTGGCGGCATTGGCCACGGCGCAGACGGCGCGAAGTCGCCAGCGGAAGCCCACAGTCGGAGAAAT